TGTTCAACTTTACGGGAGCACAGGCTACGTTCACATTGCCTGATCCAACTGTAGGTGGAGACAACTGGTTTTTATATTTAAGAAACTCAGGCTCTGGTGCAATTACAGCAACACCTCCAGGATCTACCACGATTGATAGTGCAAGTACCTTGGCATTTCAACCAGGAGAGTCAGCCATTATAGCTACCGATGGGGTCAATTTCTTTACCATTGGATTTGGGCAATCGGCTACGTTTGCCTTTGACTACACTGTTATAGACATTCAGGGAAGTGGTGACAAAACACTTACTGGTACAGAGCTTAATAGAGTTGCATACAGATTTACTGGTGCTTTAACTGGGGCAAGAAACATTATTGTTCCTGCTACTGTTCAACAATATTGGATTGATAATAGAACAACAGGTAGTTACGTTTTAACTGTCAAAGTTTCAGGACAAACCGGCGTGCAAGTTGGACAAAATACAAGAGGCATTTATTACTGTGATGGCTCAGATGTTTTAGATGCTGATACAAGTACAGTTTCTTTTCCAATTGCTGTAAATCAAGGTGGAACAGGGGCAACTACTGCGACAAACGCCTTAATTAATCTAGGCGGTTCTGCAACAGGTAGAGCTATTTTTACGTCAGCATCTCAAGCTGCAGCTTGGTCAGCATTAGGCGTTGCACAAAGTGGAAACATTAATGGTGGGGTATTTCCTTAATGCCAGTTCAAACTACCGTCCTTAGATCTGATCCTGGAATCAAACGTGATGGCACTAAGTTTGAAGGCAACAACTATGTGGACGGACAATGGGTGCGTTTTCAAAGAGGATTGCCAAGAAAAATAGGCGGTTATAAAACTACTCAAAAATACTTGTCTGAGATAAGTAGAGGGTTTGCTACTTTTTCACAGATGCTTTTTGTGTATTGTCATTCAGGCGGTGACAACACTTTAGAAAGATTTACATTAGATCAAACAGGCAATAGCTCTATCGTCACTGACAGAACACCTGTTTTAGCTTATGCCTATGGCACTGTAACACTTGCAGGTGCCAGTGGTGCTGTAGATATGATTGCTGTAGACGGTGTGGACATAATGTCTGGGTCAGTGCCTTTTAACACTGACATAAATCAAACAGCTACAGACGTTGCTTCTAATATAAATGCTTTTACTAGCACGCCAAATTATACAGCCAATGCGGTTGGGGCTGTTATTACAATAACTTCTGTCACAGGTGGGGATCAAGTTAACGGTTTTATAATTACTAATACTTTAACAAATTTGACAAGCACTATAGTTAATATGGATTATGGAAGTGATGCTTTAATAACATCTGTTCACAACTATTGGATGTTTGATTTTCAATACGACTCAAGCACTAATCAAAATTATGTGTTGGCACAGGTTAGCCCAAATGGTGATTGCATTTGTAATGATCAAGATGGGCAAATATTTTTTGGCGAGGTGTTAGGAACAAATGTTTTACGATCTGTTTCATTGCCAGCAAATACAAATGTGACAGGCGGTATCGTAAGTCTACACCCATATTTATTCTACTACGGAACGGACGGTATTATTGGATGGAGCATTCCAGGAAATCCTACTGATCTAACAGGCACAGGGTCAGGAAATGCACGAGTATGGGGTCAAAAAATAATAAAAGCACTTCCACTTAGAGCAGGTTCAGGAACAGCACCTGCGGGTCTATTTTGGGCGTTTGACGCTGTTATTAGAGCTACTTTTGTAGGTGGAACAGCAATATTTCAATTTGATATTGTAGCAACAGATACTTCTATTTTATCACCATTTTCTCCGATAGATTATGACGGTGTTTTTTACTGGGCAGGTGTTGATCGTTTTTATATGTTTAACGGTGTGGTTAGAGAAGTACCTAACTCATTGAATTTAAACTACTTTTTTGATGGAATTAATCGTAATGCAGCAACAAAATGCTTTGCATATAAAGTTCCAAGGTACGGTGAAATATGGTGGGCGTATCCAAAAGGTACAGCTACCGAATGCACGCACGCTGTAGTTTATAACATTCGTGAAAATACATGGTATGACACAGAACTTCCTAATGATGGTCGATCAGCAGGTCAGTTTAACAATTCATTTGCCGCACCTATATTAACGGGCGTGCAATCTTCTCCATTGCCATTAGATCCTACTGAGACATTTGCTGTTACAGTGGTTAATTCTGGTTCTGGTAACAAATATAATATGAGTGGTAGCGCACAACCAACTTTAACTTTTAGAGAGGGCAACACTTACCGATTTGATCAATCTGATTCTTCTAACGTAGGTCATCCCTTGCGTCTGTCTTCAACATCAGATGGTACGCATGGCGGTGGTGTGGAATATACTACGGGTGTAACTGTTGTTGGTGTATTGGGACAAGCAGGTGCATACACACAAATTATAGTACCAACTGGAGCACCAACTTTATATTATTATTGTGAAATTCATAGTGGAATGGGTGGTCAAATTAACACAAATGTTAGGGGGATTGGATATAAAGTTTGGCAACATGAATTTGGAGTAGATGAAATTGATGGTCCTACAATTACACCAATAAAATCATTTTTTGAAACTGCTGATCTTAGCACGCTAACTCAAGGTGCCAATCGTTATTTGAGAATAACACAAATTGAGCCAGATTTTGTTCAAGTCGGTGACATGACAGTAGAAATTACAGGCCGTGCAAATGCGAGAGCACCTGAAGTTACAAGTAGCACAGTTTCATTCCCTGCTTCTGCCACACAACCTTATGAGCAAATTGTCATGTTAAAAGAACAAAGAAGAGAATTAAGAGTTAAATTTACATCCAATGCTTTGTATGGTGATTATCAGATGGGGCAGATAATAGGTCATATGGATGGTGGTGATGGAACGGATTTAGGGTAATGGCTTTAAGTGTAACTTTGCCTGTAGGAATTGAGTTAACAGATTGGGCAAATTGCTTAATTACAGATTTTGTAGAATTTGGTGCTTTTGATCCTTTAGATGATCCTGAAAAATGGCAAGATTGGGGCACTCAATTCCTTAATGCTACGAATTTAGTAGAAGATTTTCCTGACCCATACGCATTTGACAACTGGCAAGATTGGGCTGAACGATTTGTTCAGACAACGCTATGAAGTTTATTGGATTTAGTAGAGAAGAAGAGGCTGAAAAGTGGGCAAGAGATAAGCTAGGTATAAAGGGTAACCCTGAATTTTTTAGGGCTATGTCGGCTGTAGATGATAAAGGTGAATTTGTTTGTGTAGCTATTTTCAACAACTTTACAAAAAGAAATATTGATGTAAACTTCGCTGCAAAAGAAGGTTATTGGTCAGCACCAAAAGAAACGATAAAAATGTTCAACGCTATATTTACTTACATATTCAAAATATCTGAAGCAGCAAGAGCAACTGCGTTGGTAGGAGAAAACAATTTAATTTCAAAGAAATTTGTTGCTAAACTTGGCTTTAAACACGAAGGTATAATGAGACGTGCTTATAAAAATAATGAGGATTTAAACATTTACGGTTTGTTGGCAGATGAATATAAAAACCATACTTGGGCGAGTGTGAGGAACAGATGAGCATAAAAGAAGAAATATTAAAAATCACAGTCAACGATCCGCAATATCAAGAGTCAATACAACTTATCCAACAACAACTTTCTAACACCAATATTGTTGCAGAAGACTTAGTTGAAGCAATAAAAATGTTGGAGTATGTGCTTCAAAATCCTGATTCATATGCAGAAGTTCGTCAAGCAGCGATCGCCGATGGCCTTATCGACGAAAATATGTTTCCTCCACAGTTTGATTACGTTTTGATAATCAGCTTGTTGGCTGTGCTTTACACCATGCAAGACAATTTAGCTCAACAAGGTTATGCAAGAGGTGGTCTTAGAGTAGGAGGAAGACAACTTGATTTCGGCGGTCAAGGTGGCGACACCATGTTGGCGCACATCAATCCTAGAGAAGCTGAAGTTTTAAGAAGAATGGGTGGGCAAGGATCTGTCAATCCTAATACAGGATTAAAAGAATACAAAGGTCTTAAAGACGCTTTAATGATAGCTTTGCCTATAGCTTTAACTTTTGTTGCAGGCCCATTAGGTGGTGCGATAGGCACGTCTTTGACAGCAGGAACAGCTCTCGCAGGAACTATTGCTGCGCCAATACTAGGCGGTGCGATAGTAGGGGCAGGCAGCTCGGCATTGCAAGGGGCATTGTCTGGAAACTTGAACTTCAAAGATGTAGCTTTGGGGGCTGTTTCTGGTGGAGTCGGTGGAGCAACTGGCGGCATAGGGAAAATGATAAGCAATGCAACTGGCATTGATCCTAACACTGCTAGATATTTAGCTGGAGCAGCAACAGGCGCAGGACAAGCTGCAATAAGAGGAGGCAAAATAGGGCAAGGTGCGTTGTCTGGGGTAGCTTCTCAAGTTTTTAGAAACCCAATTGCAAATACGACAAAGAGAGCTAGCGAAGCTGTTTTAGATGGTGTGATGGGAATGAAAACAGGATTGTCTAATTTGACGAGTGGTCCTATGGCTCCAAACACAGGCATGGCTTTCACTGAAATGGGAGATCTCAGTGACGTAGCAGGTTCGTTTCAATCAAGTTCTGCTCCTCCAATGAATGAAATGTTTTCAAACACTTTTTATAGCGTAGGTGAAAACGGAACATTGACAAATCCTCAAATGAATGTTGAAACAGGTTTAGGTCCAAACGCTGACCTGATGTATGGGCCTGTTGGAGCTCCTGCAGAGATCAATGCATTAGATCCTGTTGATCCAGGATTTTCACTCAGTGATTCTGTAGAAAAAGGACTTAGCAAAATGAGGGCGACGTCACAATCTTCTAAATCCCCTGGAAATCCTTTTAATCAAAAAACAAACTCATATTTACAAATGATGCCGAATGCTTTAGATGATGCAGATCTTATGGGAAATCAAAGCGGAGCTGTCACAGGCCAGCCAGTTAGCATTTTTGACAAAATGAAAGGTGCTTTAGGAAACATAGGAATGCAAGAAGTTGCAGGCGCAGCATTGTTAGCAAGTATGTTAGGGGATGCGGGTGCAGCAAAAGTTAAAAATTCTATTTCTGTTATGGATGATGCACAAAAAGAATATTTCAATCGAAATTTAAGAACTTGGGATTGGCGTAAAATAAATGCTGCTGCAAACGCCAAAGGAACGAATATTAATGAATTTATAACTAATCCTAAATTTATTGCTGAAGCAGAAAGCGGTATGTTTGATATAAACGCTCCAGTTCCAGGATCTTCAAACCCAATGATGAGAGCAAGAGGTGGCATGAGTCAAATAAACAGTTTCGTTTCAGGAGCTGGTTCAGGTCGTGATGACATAATAAATGCAAGACTGTCTGATGGTGAGTTTGTAGTAGATGCTGAAACTGTAGCACTATTAGGTGATGGGTCAAACAAAGAAGGTGCAAGAAGGTTAAATCATATGAGAGAAAATTTGCGAGAACACAAAGGGAAAACTTTATCAAAAGGTAAATTTAGTCCAAATGCAAAAGCACCACTGCAATACATGAGGAGGAGTGCATAATGGGAAGTTTATTTCAAGGTTCGCCACAAACAGCAACTTCTTACGTAGACAGCACTACGCAAACACCAAAGTGGATGCAAGATGCAATATTCAACCAAGTTCAATTAGCGCAAAATATAGCTAATAAGCCGTTTCAATCTTATGAACTTCCGACGGTCGCCGATCTTTCTCCCCTGCAACAACAAGCTTATACAAATGTGCAGGCAAATCAGGGTGCTTATATGCCAGATTTAAATACTGCTCAAGCAGGGTTGAGAGCGATAGCAGGTTTGACACCAACGGCAGGCACATTATCGAGTGATATTCCTGCAAACACAACTACGGGGATGCTCAAAGCTCAGCCTTATTTTACAAAAGCCGACAAAATGGGTTATGACAATATTGAAAATTACATGAATCCATACAACACCCAAGTGATGGATGCAATGGCAAGACAGAGCGCACGGAATTTGTCAGAAAATTTACTTCCTGCTGTTTCTGACAGTTTTATAAAAGCAGGTCAATTCGGTTCTAGCCGTATGGGTGACATGGGATCTAGAGCTTTGAGAGACACTCAAGAGTCTTTGATAAACGCGCAAGCTGATTTGATGAATCGAGGTTACTCACAAGCAATGGCAGCACAGCAAGCTGATCTTTCTAGGATGGGGCAATTAGGTCAAACTGCGGCAGGAGTTCAAGCAGATGACTTGAGCCGACAAGCTACAGCACTGCAAAACATAGCTGCATTGGGACAGAATAGACAAGCCATGGGTTACACTGACACTGCAGCATTAGAATCAGCAGGAGCTGTTCAACAGGCTCAAATGCAAAGACAGTTAGGCGCAGCAGAAAAACAATTTTTAGATCAACAAATTTATCCAATGCAACAAGCTGATTTTTTAAGCACTCAACTTAAAGGATTAGCCCCGATAACTCCAACAAGAACATTGACATCTAAAGATTCAACTGGAGAAACGTATTCAGCTTCTCCATTAGCACAAATTGGCTCAGCTTATGCTGCATATCGTGGTTTGAAAGCAATAGAATAGGAGAGCAAAATGGGATATGAATTAAACAGGTTGATGAGACAGTATGGTTTAGCTACTCCTACTATGGCTCAATACACGGGGGAGATGGGGCCAGACGTTGACATTATTGATGAAGATGAAAATTCCGACACATTCGGAAATGTGATTGGCGTAACGCCAGGAACATTAACATTTGACCCTGCAAAACAAGCTGAATTTGATGATTATCAAGATCAATATCAATTTCGTTTAAGCAACAGACCTATGTATGAAAGCTCTCAATTTCGTACAACACCTGCTCAAGAGCAACCCCAAACATACGAAGATATGTTTACAATGTATCTAGGAAGACAGCCAGGAGATGGAGAAACAAATCGTGGTCCCGTTAGCGATGCCCAACGAAATCAATTTTTAAGAACTTATGAAAATGAATTTGCTAATTTAGGAATTAACAATACTGGCAACCAACTCGTGGCAGATCAAATTGGTAATTACTACGGTAATATTTTAAGAAATCCAGACTATGTGGGTACACCTACGAACCCTGTTGACCCATCAGCAGACTTTATCAGAAGAAACCCTAGTGTAATTAATCCTAATCCACCGTTTACTGGCCCAGTTATGACAATAGATCAAGCATATTTTGATCCTGATAATCCTCCAGTAGTAGATGGAGAAGTTACTGACAATTTTCGTCAATATGCTCAACAACAAGAACAAATTTTAGCTAATTTACAAAACCCAGTTCCAATTTCTGCTTCTACTTTTACTGATGAGCAGGCACAACTGTTAGATCCAACAGCCCTTGGAAGCAACAATGTTTTTACGGGATTTAATTATTTAAGCAGAAATCAAGACGTTCTTGGTCATGCAAATAGAGTGGCTGATGCTGAAGGAATTGCTCCAGGCCAAGCACGCACAGATCGCATGAATGAAATAGCTAAAGATCATTTTGTTGGCTTTGGAAGAGAAGAAGGACGTAGTTGGTACAACAGAGGCGGTGAGGTTAAAGGTTATCGTCATGGTGGTGGGACTATGCCACACTCTGAAGATGTCATGCAACGTTATGCTTCCGACGCTGGCATGGCTGGAATAGAAGATGCAGGCATAAGAGTAGATATAACAACACCAAAAGCAGAAATTCCTACGTTAGATCAAATAAGTGAAACTATTGTCACAGGCGAATCGCCGACAAACGAAAGTTTGATTTTAGAAATGTTAGAAAAAGGTGAAATGGCACCAACAGCTTACGATAATAAATTAGCGCAACAACAACAACAACTTGGCGAAAACACAGCAGCATTTCAAAAAATGATGTTAGATATTGCAGAAGGTCAATCTGCCGGACCAAGCGAATCAGAGCAATGGTTCAGACTTGCTGCAGCATTGAATGAAAGCAAAGATGGAAGTTTCATGGGCAGTGTTGCAAGTGCAGCAGAAGAATTTGCTGAAATTGGCAAAGAAAAAAGACAAGCTGGCGTCAAAGGCGATGCGTTGAAATTGCAAGCAGCAAAATATGGCTTAGACACTTTGGAAAAAGCTATAACTCAAACTTCTGGTTTGGCTAAAGAGAAAAGAGATGAAATAAGAAACACCCGAAATTATTACAGAGAGTTGATCGACGAACACAAAAAATTTCAAAGAGACAAAAAATACGATTTAATGGTTCTCCGCGAAGGACGAGCATTCGATGCAGACAAACCATTAACTACAGCAGCTAAAACTGCTAAAGATATGGGATTACAAAGAGGCACCCCAGAATACAACGAGTTCGTGCAAAAATATTACGCTGAAGAGCAAGCAATAAGAAAACTAGAAATGCAGGCGATGAAAGCAAACGCTGGCAGGTTGACAAATCCTGAAATAACTCAACTTGTCGACACTGACACCAAACTAGATGCTGTTAACGAAAGTTTGAGCAATTTGAATGAAGCATTGAAAATAAATCCTAAAGCCTATGGAGATTCTTGGACAGACGTTGCAGCGAAATTTGCAAAAGGTGTTTATGCTCCTAACGACGAAAAATATAGAATGAGTGAAAGGCTAGAGAACTTGCTAACAAAAGGAGCCTTGAGAGTATTGAAGTTAACTTTTGGTGGTAACATCACTGAAGGTGAACGAGCGATTTTGATAAAAGTTCAAGGTCTAGGAACAAAAAGTGTTAAAGAAAGAGGTGAAATCATAACAGAAGCAGCAAGAGCATTGGTAAATGTTAGGCGAAAACTAGAAGACAGACGAAGACTTATAAAGAGTGGCGATTACGTTCGTAAGGAGACATAAATGGCAGACGATAATTACTACACGAACACAGCCCGTGCTCTTTTCGGTCAAGGTCTTGCTATGGGTTGGGGAGACGAAATTGAAGCTAAACTAAGATCGTTTAGTGGTGATGAAACTTACGCGCAAGAGCTGGCTAAAATAAATAAAGAATATGATAAATATGCTGAAGAAAATTCTGGATTGTCATTCGGATTAGAACTTGCAGGAGGATTTTTACCTACAATCGCTGCTCTTTTAGCAACACCATTCACTGGTGGGGCCAGCACAGCTGGTGCTTTGGCAAACGCAGGTAGGATGGCAGGAAGATATGCGCCTAAATTAACAAGAGTTATGAAAAATCCTGTTGGTAGAGGAACAGTTGTCGGAGGGTCTAGTGGTGCTTTTGCCGGAGCTGGATCAGCTGACGAAGGTGAAAGAACAACTGGTGCTTTAACAGGTTTAGGGTTTGGACTAGGCATTGGTGCTGGACTTCCTGTGGCTGGCAGAGGAGCAAAAATAGCTTATAAATATTTGAAAGACCGATTAAGTTCTTCAGGAGCTTATGTTAACGATGCAGCATTAAGAAAAATTTACGATGCTATTTCAGTACAAGGTGGAACTCCAGAAGATGTTATGCGACGTTATGCTTCTGACGTAGAAATGGACGTTCCCTCTTCAATTGCTGATTACAATTATGCAACATCAGGTTTGGCAAACGTAGTAGGATCAGCAGATCCTTTTGGGGAAGCTGGTTCTATCATAGACTCTACAATTGGTCAAGTTAAAAAAGACACTAAAGGTCGTATGACAAAACAAATAGAAAAAGCATTCAGCGACAGGAATTATTACGCTGAAGAAGACAAATTGCTAGAAAAATTAAGAAAAGGTGCTGACAAAGCTTACAAAAAAGCATATTCTTATGGCGTGATAGATGACCCAGAATTGTTAGACATTTTGAGAAACAGCAAATACGCAAAAGCTGCATTGAAAAGAGGTGAAGACATTGCAGAAGCACAAAGAGATGCAGCAAGGTTGGCAGGAAGACCTTTTGAAGACATGAATGTTTTAGACGTTGAAGGTGGACAAATGATCGACGTTCGTACGGTAGATTACATGAAAAGAGGGCTAGATGATTTAATAAGAAGAGGCTTTGATGGAAAAGGTGCACTAGGAGGTGCGGAAGCAAATGCAGTTAAAGAATTAAAAACAGCAATAATAGACAGAGTGGATGAAATAGTCCCTGATTACAAAACAGCAAGAAAAGTCTACCAAGGAGACAAAGAAGTTCTTGATGCTATGGAAGAAGGAATAAAAGATTTTAATTCAATTGCTCCTGAAAAACTCGCGCGCAAATTAGGGGAAATGAGTGAAGGAGAAATAGACGCTTACATCATTGGTGCAACTAGAAATTTGATGAATTTAATAACTAAACCAAGCCAAGAAGCAAATTTCGCTGCAAGGATAATAGGCTCTACAGACATGAAAAACAGGCTTCAAGTCTTGTATCCTAATTTAGGAGAAGAGGGTTTAAGACTTTTCGAAAATGCTCTTTTGAGAGAGTCTGACATGTTCAAAAAACAAAGCGAGATTTTAGGAGGGTCTAAAACTGGTAAAACTAGAGCTGGTCAAGAAAATATACAAGAAGACTCTGGTGTCGTAGAATTAGGTTTCAGCGCAATGGGCATTGGAGGAACCAGTTTCATGGAAAACATAAGAATGTTTTTGAAAAAGAACGCAATGTCTAAACCAATGATGGCTAAAGTAGCTGACATGTTGACAGAGTCTGACCCTAGTAAATTTGCAGCAACAATCGGATTGATTGAAGATTATGCAACGAGATTGAAACCAAAACAAAAACAATTGAATGTCAGAGAAGGAGCAGAGATCGTTGGCGGTGCGCAAGTTATGCCTACTTTAGAACAAGGTCTTTCTGCACCAGAAACGACTGTTGAAACAGAATCAGAAATTGGGGTTGATGTCACCGGAGACACTGAAGGTGAGTTTACCGAAGAACAACAAAGGATGATCAAAGAAACTCCAGCGTTGTTCGACGCAGGTTTAGCTCAAGAAACAGTAACAACAGAAGTTACAGAAGAAGACACCAATTTAACTGAAAAACAAAAAGCATTTAAAAAACAATTTCCAACTTTGTGGGCTAATGGGATAAGGGAAGACTAATGATGAGAAAAATTTTTGACAGAATGCACGAATGGATTGGAAATCAAAAGTTATTTGTTCAAATAGTTATTTTATTTGCTGCAACATTTTTATGCCTCGCTGTATTTATGATGGTTTCCAGCTGATGAATCCAACAAGAGATTTTGATGGAGACGGAAAAATAAGCATTGAAGAGTTGCAAGCTAGCAATCAAAGCGACAAACAACAAACTCAAAGGTACATGGCTATTTGCGCTTTTGCCTTAATGGTTTGCATGACCATTGTTTTGTGCACTCCTATGATTGGTGATGAACGAGTTGCTGCATTAAGCGGTTTAATCAGTTCTATGTACTTTGCACTCGCCAGTCTTTGTGGTGCTTACATGGGTTTTAGCACATGGGCAAATAAGAAGTGATAGGCAATCTCCTTGGTCCAATAGCAAGTCTTGCTGGAACTTGGCTCGAGGGGCACGTTGCAACCAAAAAAGCTAAAACAGAAGCTAAAATAGTAACAATAAAAAGTGAAGCTATAATAAAAGAAAGACAAGCTACTGGTGAAATAGATTGGGACATAGAACAAGCAAAAGCGTCTGCTCATTCATGGAAAGACGAGTTTTTGACAATCATATTTTGCATACCTTTGGTGCTTTGTTTCATTCCTGGTTGTGAAGACGTTGTTCAAATTGGATTCAATCAATTGAAATTAATGCCAGAGTGGTATCAATATTCTTTAGGTGTTATTGTTGCAGCCAGCTTTGGTTATCGAGGTGTTGCTAAATTTTATGGGCGCAAAAAATGACATTTATAAAAAAATTAACAGAAAAGTTGAAGTTTGAAGAGGGTTTCGAATTGATGCCCTATAAAGACACTTTGGGCAAATTAACTATTGGTATCGGTCGTTGCTTGGATGAACGAGGTATAACGATGGAAGAAGCAGAATTTATTTTGAAAACTGACATTGCTATAGTGATGACAGAATTAAATGATTCATTTTCATGGTGGACTAATTTGTCAGAAGAAAGGCAGTTAATAATGTGCGATTTAGCATTCAATTTAGGATTGCCAAAGTTGAAACAATTTGTTAAATTCCTTGAAGCTATGGAAAACGCTGAATGGATTAAAGCGCACGATGAGCTGTTGGACAGCAATTATGCGGATCAAGTGCCCAACAGAGCCAAAAGAAACGCTGAAGCTATTCTTGAGAGGTAAAATGGAATCAGCTAGTTTTTTAGATTTTTTCAATGCATTTTGGCCTGTCATAGTTTCTTTGGTTGGATTGATAATAATACTTGCCAAATTGCATGGGAGAGTGGAAGTTATAGAGGACAAAATAAAAACATTATTCGAATTGTGGAACAACAGAAACAAACCAGATTAACGGCAATGATGCGGTTAATCTCCCAGAGCTGGGGTATTTAATGCCATCGTAACAGCCATGCTCTGGGAGTTTTCTTTCAGCAAATAAGGACAAATGATACATGTCAAGTGATGAAGAGTTCATGAAACGCATCCAAGATCAATTTGATAAAATAGTTGACAGCAAACCCCACAAACCAATGTCAGAAATGGAAAAACTCAAACAACAAGAAATCAAGAACAGGAAAGCTGACATCAAAAAAGGTTTAGATGAAAACGCCCAAGGCACGACATCCAACGAATTGGATGTCGTGTGAAAATCAAAAAATAACTGATAAAATCCAAACAAATCCTAAAATTATATCTATTATCATCATACCCTCATTTGTAAAATATATGATCACCAATCGTCACTACGTATTCATAAGTCCATTTAGGCTCTACATCTACGCTATGATAAAACATAGCGTTATCAGTTAGATTAATAGAAATACCATAAGAGTAAAATATGTCTTCTGCTACTCTAGTTGCTTTTCTCCATGCCTTTGCGTCAGTTGGTATGTCTGGTTTTCCATCACAATACCAAGAAAATTGACATTTGTTCCTCAAAGGGAAATTTGTTTTGTGCTTATGAGTTGGACCTTCTCTGACAACTTCACAAACTGTGTTAGGCCAACGATCGTCGTGCACCCTATTCAGAACTACTGATGCGACTGCTAATTGACCTGCTGTTGGTTGATCTCTAGCTTCGAAATAAATGTTTTGAGCTAAACATATTATTGAAGTGCCTACGGCAATTAATTCTAAACCTGTCATGTCACCACTCACAAAACACAGAGCTGTCATATGGTGGCCAACCTCTTCTTTGCTCAGCTGGAATGCCCAGAGCTTTGTCTGACATCCACACTTGCACCATTTTGCAATATTGTTTGTCTCGTTGCAGTTCAAATTCCATGTCGCACTGACCTGCGTAACCGAAAACTAAAATTAACAAGCCAACAGCTGTGGCTACTAAAATGTATTTCATTTTTCCCTCCTCGGAAAGAGCCACCTGTTGCAGATGGCTCTCTTTCTGTTGAAGTTTTTATACAGCTTCTAAAAAGCGATTTGTTATTTTCACTTTCAAAGAAGCATTGTCAGTAAGGTGAGCTCTTTCGAATGCTCGACTTTTGTCGTCATTCTTGGAGCCAGACTCATGATCGTAGTATTGAGTAACAGCATTAACTAAACCCCATGCTGTACCTTTTGATGACTTGAAATCGTTGCCTAGACTCTCGCCATCATAAAGTTGAAAAATTCTTTTCAACGCTGTTGATGAATCTAGCTTTTCGTTTCCGACAAGCTCTTCACCGTTTTTGTCTTTCCAATCGTCTTTCAACTCTTGAGCAACAACATCGATAGCCCAATCTCGGTCTATTTTCAAACGAGCAAGCCTGTCTACGTTGTCTACAAAATTATCCCAAGTTTCTTCAACAACACCAAGTTGTTCTTTCACTGAAGTAGCATCGAAGATCGCTGAATGAGGAACTCTGATAAGTGCATTGGAACCATTTTCGCCGATGGACAATCGCAATGTATTATTACAAACCACACGTACGCTAGTTAAATGAACAGAGGTGGCAGAAGAACCGTCACAACTGGAAGCCATTAGAAGATACGGTGCAATAGCGTCTTGACCATGTATTTTGAACTCTTGGCCAGCTTTTGCTAAAGCCCAAAACTTCCGGCCATTGAACAAGCATCCGGCAGTTTCTAATTGATATTCTTTTTCGGAAATCAAGTCTCGGAAAAACTCTAGTGCTTGTTTAGGTTGCACTACTTTGTAGTTGGGAGAAACGATGCCAAGACCTTCATCATTGTCACTGCGATAAAGAGCATACCTGTTTTTGAATCGTTTCGTTTCACCGTCGAAATTAGTGAACTCGACAGAGGCCACATCGATGTTCCAATCCATGCCAGCTTCTTTTTCCCAAGTTTCAATTGGGGCATTGTAAGTTAATTCTTGACCAAGTCCGTGCCAAGGTTTGTCACCAACATAAGCCATGTTAGCGCGATTGTTAGTCATGTCTAATTCGTGAGCCATTTTATTTTTCCAATTCTAAGTTGTTTAAGTTATGATTGTACTATCGTTGAAGTTTTCAATTAAGGCAACATTTATTTTGAAAATAAATTCAATCCATCGTTAACTATTTGTTCTGCCACATCTTTTTTATTCATTAAAGAGCCTATAACTGACATATCTATGGTTCCTTTCGCAGCAATGTTTATGTAAGTTACATTTTTCAATTGACCTATTCTGTGTGCTCGATCTTCAGATTGCAGACGATCTCTCAAACTAAAATTGTTGCTAAAGTATATGACGTAGCTTGCAGCAACTAAAGTTATGCCTGTACCCCCAGCTTGTTGATTGCCAACAAAAACATTGGCATCGCCGTTTTCAAATGATTCAATAGTTTCAGTGCGACCATCTTTGTTGACACCACCGTGATATTCTACAGCCTCTATCTTTGCTAATTTCAAAGCCTGCACGATGTCTGCAATTTCTATACGGTAACGTGCCCAAACAATTACTTTTTCGCCTGATTCAACTATCTTTTTTACACGATCGACGAGCATTTCTAGTTTTGGATTTTTGCCTTCAATCCTGACAGGATTTTCTGCGAGAGGATGAATGTAGTATCCTGAAGTTATTTGCGCAAGTTTAGTAACAGCAACTAATTTCGTGAATGGCGTTTCTTCATTTTCAAAAACTATACGGCATTCGTTTTCAGCTTTTTTGTAAACTTTAGTTTGTTCTGGCGTCAAATCAAACACCATAGTTTTGTAAATTTTTTCAGGCAAATCTAAACAATCTTTTTTCAAAACTCTGAAACTGTGCGGAGCTATCAAACTAGACAGTTTGTCTAAGTTTTTGTATTTAGGTCTGCCACCTGCACCTTTTGCTACAACTTGTGGTTGTCCTCTGCCGCCAGTTCTTTGTTTGATGTGTTGTAAAAGTGGATTGTTGCCTTGCAACATTTCAGCATATTCTGATTTGAAAGCGTAAAAACTAGTCGTTTCTAATATGTCTCCATGCAAAAAACTAAATTGACTGAACGCATCGAAAGGTGAATTGTTGATGGGTGTGCCAGACATTATTCTTCTCCAAGAAGCCAAATGTTTGAGTTTCATCAAATTCCTGGTTCTTTTGGCGGTAGGATTCTTTACGCTGTCACTCTCGTCGCAAACAATCATGGCATTTTCACAATTTTCTAAAAAATTTTCTGCTTTCCAACAACCTTTAGATGTTTGCAATGCTTCCCAATTCATAGTCAATATTTTCAAAGAACCGTCTTCACAATCATCTAACTCATCTAACTCTTCTTTTTCTTTTTTGCGGGGAGAAGCTGACCATGCAGCAGATTTGTATCGCACCCAGTCTGGCATGTGTTTGGGCAGTTCTAGCCTAGTCCAATTAGAGTGAACACCATTCGGCGCAAAAACAAGCAAGCCATCGCAGTCACCACTAGACCAAAGCTCTGCTGCATTATTTATTATTATCCAAGTCTTACCTGTCCCCATCTCAGCCAACAAAGCGAAATACTTTTTCCTGCCGAATGCATTTAAGCACTCTATTTGATGTCTGTAGGGTTTTGTTTTGAATTTAGAATGTTGCGCAAATTTTTCCATGCTTCTTTTTCCTTAACTGGTTTCTTAGTTTTCCACAAACATATGTTTGCAATTTCTTCTGTAGTCATTTCGTTTATTTCGTCAGCGTGCTCCCCACCAACTAAAATCCATTGTTTATTTGTAACGATCAAAAAGTATGCGTTGCCTTCAGCTTTCATTTGTCTCAAAAACCAATTCTTTTGGTCTTGTGATATTTTATGATTAGAACCAAACAATTTGGTTGATTGTCTTTTTGGCTCTATAGGCGATTTTTGTTCTATCCAAGACTCTTTTCCTTCACTGCAAAAGTTTATGTCAGGCATTCCGGCCACGACGAAATTTTCTACTCTGTCTAATCGATCATTGCCTGTCGGCAAATTCTTTTTCAAAACTTTGTAATCATTGCTCTCTGGCATCAATACGTTTCCATTTGGTGATGAAGGCAAATCGTATATCGTTGAAGAACTTTGCACGAACTAAAAGTTGAGCACCTTCAGGAACTCTTTCTAACAACTCACGCCCACATCTTTCAAAATCAAATCTCCCGATCCTACCACCTATTTGTCCGCTGTCGTCTCTCAATCTTACGTCAACAAACTCTAATGGTCCGTAACCTATTTTACCACCACGTTTCTTAACATTAACCTCTTCGTTGTAGTTTCGTGCATTCTTGTATATCATCTCACCTAAAAACACACGCTCTTCACGATGAGGGATGTTTTCTAAATCTTTTATCTCAATAACAGGACTGGCAATGCCATTGTCTTGAGGATTTTCATACAAATGAGAATAATTATTGTGAAAAGGAAAAATATCGTAAAATGCATTGCTGGCTTTTTCTATGTCCTCTTTCTGCTTGTCCGTCAAAGTGCCTTGATCTCTAGCTTCAATCAACTTGCTTGCTTTGCTGTCTCCTATGCCTTTCAAAGAAGTGAAACCGCCATACAACTTTCCTTCTTTCACGCACCAATTTTCTTCACTCTTCTCCAAATCAAAATGAACGTATTCAATACCTTCTCTGACCATTTCACGCAACAACTCTACTGCGCTGTCCTCATCTTTTGCGTTGCGCAAATTTGCTGCAGCAAACTCTAATGGATGATGAGCTTTCAAATAAGCTGTCCAATAACTTATAACTGCATAACTGTGTGTGTGTGCTTTGTTCATTTGCCAAGCACCCATGGCGTTAATAGTGTCCCATGTTTCTCTAGCTTCTATTTCACTTATGCCTTGACTTTCTGCTCCTTGTTTGAATTTTTCCCAATAGGTGTCAAAGAATTCAACACCCATCCTTTTGCTCATGGCTTTTCTTATTGTGGAAGTTTCTGCCCAATCAAATTTTCCGATCTCACGGACAATGGCAAGTGTTTGCTCTTGATAAACAGGCAACCCATAAGTGTCTTTCATGTGCTCTTCAACCAACGGATGGATAGATTTGTATTTTTCTCCATTTTTTCGATTCACATATTTTTCAGTAACACCTCCGCCAAATGGTCCAGGACGAGCAAGTGCTGTCACAGCATCGACTTCGGTCAATGTTTTAAACTCTATGTCTCTGCTGATTGCTCTCAAAGCATTTCCTTCAAACTGGAAAATACCACAAAGTCTTCCTTGATTAAAAACGTCAAATGTAGATTTGTCGTCAAATTTCAATCCATACCAATCTATGTTTAAACCACTGTCTTCAAGCACGCCCAATGTGCGCAATCCTAAAACATCAATCTTCAAAAGACCCAGTTGTTCTGCAGCACCTTTTTCGATATGTGCTATCCCATCTGCATCGACAGTGGCGTAATTAGTTATTTCATCATTACAAACCAACAAACCTGCGGCATGAACACCAGAGTGTGAAGCGTGACCTTCTAACAACATTGCGCTTTTTGCCTGTGGGTATTGTTTGATGAACTCTTTTCCAGGAGCTGTTTCATTGAACGTGTCCTCAAGACAGTTGTTTGCTCTTGAGTCAGCTGATGACCTTTCTATCATGGCAACTTTCACTGCGCCAGTAGCTTGTGGCGGTATGTTCAAGCTCTTGCAAACTTGTATAAGTGCTGACCTCGGTCTGAACTGACCGATCGTACCTATGTGAGCAACATTTTCAGCTCCGTATTTTTCAGACATGTAATCAAAAACCATTTGTCTTTTGTTGTCTGGGAAATCTAAATCTATGTCGGGCAAGTCTGTACGACTGACATCTATGAATCTTTCAAAATATAATTTGGCAGGTATAGGGTCTATCTCTGTTATCCTAGACAAATAACAAACTAGTGAACCTGCCGCAGAGCCTCTTGATGGACCAACCAACATATGATCTTTGGCATAATGAACCATGTCTGCTACAACTACAAAATAACTCTCGTAATCTTTCAACTTGATCAAGTCTAGTTCGTAGTTCAATCGTTCTTCATATTCATCATTCCATTTCATTTTCCTGAATTTTATGCCGTCCCTGCACATTTTCTCTAAACTACCTTTAGAGCGAACCATAGGAGCCTGAGGCAAATTCAAATCTTTGCATTCATCTGCTATTGCTATTGCTGTCGATTGGTTTTCTAACTCTTCTAACAAATGCTGTTCGCTGGCTTTCAAACCAGCTCTTGAAGCTAATTCAAATGTCTCTTTGTCTTCTGGAAAAGAATATGCGTTGTCTGAAGTGCTAACAACTTTCAAATCATGACTCTTAGCTATTTGCTTTTTCTTCATGTTCAAAATTCTGCTAGAAGGATTCAAATCAATGACGGCATTGACTTCTTCCAAAAACTCTCCATCAACTACTTCGCCAGCAAATTTAATAATGTTTTCCGTCATTCCTAAAACGTCATGAGAGTAAAGCCTAGGAAGTGCTCCCACCCTAGTTTTAATGGTCTGCTGATGACTCTTGCTTTTCATCCTGTACATTTCGCTCAGACCCTGTTCGTTCTTGGCTAAGAACCACATTCTAGGAGTTGTTTCATCGTCAGAAACTACACATTCAACGCCCAAAATCGGGTTGATGTCTGCTTTCTTGCAAGCATTGTACCAAGCTACATGACCCCAAGTCGAATTATCAACGATTCCTGCTGTAGTGCAACCGATAGATTTTAGACGATCGATGACCTTATTCAAAGGCGCAAATGTCTGACCAAAAGAATATTCTGTTTTGACCTTAAGCTGAATCATTTTCTATTCCAAACAACATGTTCAAGAAACCATCTTCTTTAGTGCACTCATATAGTGCGCGAACGTCGTCAAGTGCTCTGTGAGTTTGCAACAAAGGTTTGCCCATGACCTTTTCATAAAGTTCTGTCATTTTCGGTCTATGACCAAATTGTGGTGTGTATTCTTGCACAGTGCAAATTATTTCTTCAGGCCAAGGAAAATCTGCCGAAAGTCTTTCAAGTTCACACCTCAAAACTCCACTGTCAAATGGAGCATTGTGCGCCATGAAAACATCTGTGCCATCGAAAAACTCTCTCAACTGGGGCAAAAACTCTTCAAATGTTGGTTTGTTTTGCAAATCTTCCTGTTTGATTCCAGTTATCTTTGTTATTACTTGTTCTAGTTCTACTTGAGGATCAAGGAGTTGACTCAACTCCCTGATTTCCCCTGTTTCATCAACGACAACTCCACCAAGTTCAATGATGTGTGGTTGCTTTTCAATTGGTGCCGCAGACGGCATCAAAAGACCTGTAGTTTCAACGTCGAAGACAGCTACTTTCATTCTGGCTCCAGCCTAACTATGAACTTCAAATCAACACCTAAAATTTCTTTAGTGTCAAAAATAACATAATTGTACCACCTTTTACCTGCTATCACAGGGTTGGTGTGCGATTGAGTCTTTACTTCTTGCGCTACAGGTATATTCCTTTCAGCGAAAAAGTTACGCCAACCTATCAATTCTTTGCCTGAACAATGCATGCCTAAATGACTGACGGTGTTCCGGCCACGACCGAGAGTGTCTACCCAGTTGTTGCCCTCTTTGTAATTCAATATTTCAAACTCTTTGCCTTCAATGAGATCATAATTGAAATTCAAATCAGCTTGGTTTTCACCTTTTTTGCCGAACACCTTGCCAGAAGCAACAACTGTGTCCTCGACCCAATCAATTGCTCCCATGTCTTCTAATAATTTTCTTGCTTTTTCGACGTTTGCAGGCGCGATAGCTATTTGTTCTATTTTGAAATTCAACATGTCAGGCTCCATAAGGTAAGATGCACCCAGTGAGGTGCTTGTGATGATCTTTTGACTGCAATAAGAAAGCTATGAACTCAGCTACTTTTTCGGGTGGTGTTTCTTCCCCACACAAAAGACCTTGGAGCTGATACTCCTGAGCGTATTCTTTAGTCCAACCACGAGTTGTTACAACTTGATCATCAATTGCAGCACTCATTCCTGTGCCTTTCAATTTGTTAGGAGCTATGCCGAAAACAGTTATGCCGTATTTCTTTGTTAGTTCACGAGCCAACTGCAACGTCATTATATGTGCCGCACCTTTGGAAGCATTGTAAGCTAAAGAGCAAGTCATTGGCATGTGAGATGCATTGCTCACGATGTTCAAAACAGTGCCTTTGCTTTCTTTCAACATAGGCAAGTAAGCTTGAACCATTTTGAAAATGCCTTTAGCATTGACGTTTATTACTTGATCCCAAGCTTCATCAGTGAAATCTTCCAGCCAATCTATCAAGTTTATCCCTGCGCAATTTATCAAAACGTCCAGCTTTTCACAAGCTAACTTAGGTTCCAAAACATCTTGTCCATAGTTCCGGTCATAACCTATGACTTCATGATTTTCTTTTTCCAAAGCTTCATATATAGCCTTGCCCAGACCTTTTGCAGCTCCAGTTACTAATATCGTGCTCATTTGTCTTTTCCTTTTCCATTGATCAAAGACTCCACCATTGCGGCATAAACTGCGGCATCGTGTATGCTGTCTTCATGAGTTAAATTACTATTTGTGAAACGAGTCAATTTTACTATCATCAATTCAAAAAGATGCCAGATGTTATAATCCTCGACAGTTTTTAATTCTACCCCATCAGGGAATAAAACACTCATCACTTCACCAACTCTTTTGTAGTTGTCTCCGTAAACTTTATTTCTTTCACGAAATGTTTCCCCCATTTCGACGAGGATCGATCCGGCATCTTTGAATTCATTCATTTAATCACCCTCAAGTTTGGTTTCTTAGTTGCGTCTACTTTGTGAATAGATATACAATGAGCATTGATTCCATTTGCAATATACATGTCACAGACATCTTGACGGTCATCGTAAGCAAAGGCAACATCTTCACTTGTTGCTTTCATCCTTTGATAAAATAATTGTAGTTGCATCCTCTTCAAATAAGGTGAGCTAGAATGATCGCCATTTGGTCTCATCAAAAGACAACAAACTTCAAGACCGATTTCTTTCAACCAATGTTCAGCGATTGGAGCATAGAACTCTGGCCGTGCCGTAAAAATTGCAACATCCTCATACCTTTCTCTCCAAATGTGTTCATTGGCACTCTTGTCAAAGCCAGCAAGCAAATGATAAGCATTGTATTTCCAAGTTGGATCAGACTCGTCCCAATTTATTTTAGGTATCCTCCAACGGTCATCAGAAATAGTATTGTCAAGATCGAGGATTATGTAACTCATTTCTTTTTCTCCTCTTTGCGCATCTTGTCAACGATCTTCAACAGCTTGCCTTTGGCTAACAAATCTCCGCCATATTGTTCTTCAGCGAATGCTTCAATTTCAGCGAAATAATCTCTGCCTTGTTGAAACAAAAACTTTTCAGCCCATGGGTGCACAGACAAAACTTCATCAACCATGCCGTTCAACACCTTTTGATATTCACCCTGAGTTCGACCGCCTGTCCTCGCCTTGGCAAGTTCGACGAACGTACGCAAATTGAATTTGCAAACTATGTTGGTTGATATGTTTGTAGGCAGAACACCCCTAGCATCTTCAACTGCATGGCCCATGTTGATCAAACCTGTGTAAGCTAATTTTATAGCGTCAAGTGCTTCATCAACTATTTTCACCGCTACAGGGTCTGCAGCAATTTTGTCGCTGTAGATATAATCAAACTCAAACATGTCTAAAACACGCATGGTTTGTTGTGCGTAACTAGCCTGTCTAGTCCTGACTTGTTGGTGGGTGTAAGCACGACTGACACCTTCTACTAAAAAGACATAGTCCACAAACTCCCAAGAGCTAGGTATAGTGTTGGCCATGTACTCCAACTCATCCATCTTTTCTTGATGTGGTCTTTCTTTTATTTCTTCCATCAAAGAAGGTGACATTGTGAGCCTAGTGGCTTTGGTGAACATCAAAATGTCTTGGGCATCTTGAGTGTGGCTTATCAAAGTTACCTTCATGATGTTGCTCCCTCTTGAGGATGGGAATAATTTTCACTTGGCAAACTCTTGAAAGCACTTTCAGTTATCAATTTGAAATTGAAAACTTTGTATCTATTTTCTCTGTCAATGCAATTTAACATGCCTGTGTGAAATTTGTACTCACCTTTGTCTTTCAACTTTTGTCGGAACCTTATGTGAGCACCTAATGAAAAACCTAAATCTTCAAACGCAACTTTGACAGATTTGTAATACCTAACCACGCCATCAGGACACTCTACAACAACACCGTGTCGCTTGGCTCTCTTTGCGCGAACTTCAGGGTCTTGCCAACTGCGAATAGCCACGGAAACTCGGTGTCGTGCTTGAGTTGCTTCCTCTTCGTTGCGTCTTCTTTTCAACTCCATGTCGCACCAATGCATGTCTCCCTGTTTGGAAGCTCTGGCTTTTTCAAGCTGTTTCTCGCCATTGGCTCTTGAAGAAAACTTCTTGATTTGCTTCTTCATAATGGCGTTATACTCTGCGACCATTTCAGCGGTTGACATTTTGCTGACTTCTTTATATTCAAATCTAGACATAATAAATCTCCTAAAAAAAGAAAACCCCGCTCAAAGAGCAGGGCTAACACGTTTCGCATATTTTAATTTGAAGTCTTTGTAACCAGAATCATACTCTGGACCTTCATCAATTTCGTCCAACCAATGTTCTTCAGTGACGACATCAGCAGGGAACTCTTTCAATTCAAGGCAGTTGATCGCGAACTTGGCCATCACAAACGCCATGGCGTCTGCGGCACTATGTACACCCGAAACGATGTAGTCAGTACCACTCTTGAATTTCCAGTAAGCTTGTCCGTCAGAAAATTTTCCGGTTGACTCGTCGTCATGCGCACCATAATTTTCGAGGAGTTGAGTTGAAACCACCCAGTTGTGGCCCATTCCAGCGGTGTTGTTTAAATCTTGTCCCATTTTATTTCTCCAGTTCTAAGTTTATCAATTCCTTACTATCGCTCTTTGAGGACTATAAGGCAACACTTATTTTTGCTCTTTCGTATTTTATATTGTTTTTCATCAATTTCTTCAAAACATTGATGTCTTTTAATACGTCATCCAACAACAAATTTCTCCAAGTGCCAAACCTGCCTAAAGAATAAATGTTGTGGTTTATGGACAGATCATAAATAAAACTTTTTCTCCAATCGTCATTGATGGGGGCAATCTTGCCGTGTCGTTGATTTGACTTTTCTATTTTGACGCAATCATTTCGACTTATGCCGAACGATTGAAAGAAATTGTATTCATCTGGCTCATCAATGTATTCTGCTATCAAAAGATCTTTAGTTATGCTTGCCCTATATAAAGATGTCGCTGGACTGGGATAATAGATCGTTTGGTAAACATTTGCATCTTTGATCCTGAACCGTTCGACGACGATAGGCGCAGAGTTAAACTCTGGCCAATGCAACGCTACTTGTTTTATACCCAACATCTCGCCTGTAACCATCATAGGAATGGTGCTAATGGCAGGTACAGAAGAGTCTTTCATTTCTTCAGGAGTAACTTTGTGATTCCACTTAACTCTTCCCTCACACTTTTCTGCTAGCTCTAACAAAAAGTCTTCAGGTGCAATGAACCGTTCTACTGTTTCTAAGTTCCAAATGCTACGGTCAGCTAACCTGCCTATGACTTTCTCTGAATACCAATTTGCGTAACGTATGTTTGGCTCAACAAAATCACCGTCCCATATGCCTTTGTGGACTTTTACTTTGTCGAAATCTATGCCGACACTTTCGCCTACTTCATTAGACCGAAAACGCAAAACAGCTTTGTGTGACTGATTTAACTTGTCTCCAGCTTCGTATATCGTAGCTCGCTGAAAGTGACAACCAGCCAACAGACCAGCAAGACCTGCTCCATAAATTTTCATAAAGACATCCTTATTAATTTCTTTTTTAGTATTGATCAGTCTTCAAAAGAAAGCAAGTAATTTTTTGTTGGCAAAAATAGTTTGCCTTTTTTATAAAATTCGAGAATAATAAAAGAGCTGGAAATGATGAAGGCATTTTGCAAGACTGTTCCAGCACAGAAAGGAAAACTAAGAATGGCAAAAGTGTACATTACTCAGGTTCCGCACAAACATGACAGGGAAACCGATACATTTGTCCCTGCCGTAAACATCTCTCCGGCAACTGAACATGGAGAGTTGGTAATAATGATGCCACCTCGTACGTCTTTTTATGCTACCGTTGATTTAGTTAAAATGCTCAGCGAAAAGTTGAAAGACTATAGTTACGAAAATGGTGACAGCATTGTTTCCATGGGTGACCCATCGGTGATTGCCGTTGCGTTTGCCTTGTTGGGCAGGATCCATGGTCGTTTTGTTGTGTTGAAATGGGACAAGAATGTTGGTAGATATCTGCCAGCTCATGTTTCGGTTCTGGAGTTCCAAACAGCAAGCGAAAAGTTAACAAATAAAATGATTGCTGAAGGTCAGAAAAGGAAAAAGAAATGAAAGTTTATTACGTAGATGGTCCAGGCGTCAGGACCAAAAACTATTGGACGGTGAAAGAGGCAAGAGCTGAGGCGAAGCAAATGAATTACCCTCCACTCTCGTCGGTCATAGAGATGAAAGTTGTCGGACAAAGCAACATCGCTGAAAGTCTTTTCAATTTTCTGAACAATGACAGGACAATCAAAAACGGATCGGAAAGAACCGTACGTTATCTCGGCAGCCCAAAGCAACTTGAGAAATGGGAAAGCGAGGACGTTGCATGATATCCTTAGATGAAATGGCCTCACTCGCAAGAGTTATGGCCGAGGCAGAAGACGCTGTCCGACAACAGGAAGCATCTTTGAAAGAAGCAAAAGAAAAGGCGCGACGATTGCGTGAAGAAACTATCCCTGCCGCAATGCAAGAGTTGGGGATAGATAAACTCGAGCTGAACACTGGAGAAAAAATAAGTGTCAGCCAAGAAGTTTATGCTTCAATACCTAATGAACACAGAGACGACGCATTCCGATGGCTGAACGACAATGGCTTTGGTGGTTTGATCAAAGTTGGAGTCTCTTCAAGCTACGGCAAAGGCGAACAGTCCAAGGCTATGGAGTTGTTCCAAGAACTTCAAGAGCGAGGTCTGAATGCAAAGTTCGATGAAGGTGTTCATCCGCAGACGCTCAAAGCATTTTTGAAAGAGCAAATCTCTACTGGTGCTAATGTGCCATTAGATCTATTCGGTGCTCGTCCTGTTTGGACAGCTAAAATCAAAAAGTCATAGGAGAAAAATCATGGCTAAGAAAAATCAAGTAGCTAAAAAAGAATCAAATACAGAAGTCAGTTTCATGGAAGACATGTTAGAAGATGCAGGCATGGGGCTAGAAAACGCAGACAAAGACTCGTTTGCCATTCCATTCTTGACGGTGCTTCAAGGTCTTTCACCACAGCTAGAAAGCATTGACGGTGCAAAGCCTGGACTCATAATCAATACGATAACCGAGGAACTGCACAAGGAGGTCATGGTTGTGCCTTGCGCTTATCAACGCAGGTATTTGCGTTGGGCTCCACGTGAACTCGGTGGTGGCTATCGTGGAGATCATTCACCGATCGAAGTTGATTCAGGACAGCTGGCCGGAGTTAAACGTGATGACGATGGAGTCTTGACGATCGAAGGTGACGTATTAAAAGACACCCGAAATCATTTCTGCATGGTGCAGAGTGAATCAGGCGGTTGGCAACCTTGTTTGTTGTCTCTTTCTTCAACACAAATCAAAAAGTCCAAACGATGGATGTCTTTGATACAAGGTGTTGAAAGCAGAACTCCAGCAGGCAAGGTGTTCACACCACCCTCGTTTGCTAACATCTACAAGCTGTCAACGTTAAAAGAAGAAAACTCAAAAGGATCTTGGTGGGGTGTTAAGATAGAACTTGATGGCCCAGTCGCTGAACAAGAACTTTATCAAAAAGCTCGTGACTTTTCCAAACAAGTCATGGCCGGAGAAGTTCAAGTTTCAGAACCGATAGAAGAAACTCCTGAGAAAACTTTTGAACCACCGTTCTAGGTTTTTGTCGAACATGGGTCTGTCACTCGGCAGACCCAAAGCAGGAGAAGTAGTTTGGAAAAAATTCACAAAGCTGCAATAACTTATGCCAACATGGGTTGGATGATCTTCCCTCTCCATTCAATAGATAAAGATGGCATATGTACTTGCGGCAATGCAACTTGCAGTGATGCAGGCAAGCACCCCAGAGTTCAACGAGGGTTGAAAGAAGCATCAAGAGACTTGGAGCAAATAGACAAATGGTTTGGGCCAGACGCTCCATTGAGCAACATAGGCATAGTCACAGGCGAAATATCCGGCATCACCGTTATTGATATAGATATAGGCGAAGGTAAGTTTGGTGCAGAGTCATGGCAAGAGGCTATAAAGGATCATGGAGAACCAAACACCCTAATGGCGCAAACAGGGTCAGGAGGCATGCACGTAATATTTAAGTACAACTCTGCCATCAAGACTGCTAGCAATGTTCTAGGCAAAGGCGTAGACTCTCGCAACGATGGCGGTTACATAGTTGGTGCTCCTAGCTTGCATCGTTCTGGTGGAGTTTACGATTGGATCAACTGGGACAATGAAATAGCCTCTTTGCCTTCACATCTTTCAAGAAGAAAAGAAAATAGAGGCAGACCAAAAAAAGACGACATGTATCGAGGCAAATATACTATCGAACAAATAACAGCAATGCTTGAAGTCATACCTGCTGATGATCGAGACTTGTGGCGGTCCATTGGTATCATTTTGGGCAGAGAGTTTGATCGTGTGGATGAAGCTTGGTTAGCTTATCAACAATGGTCTGAAAAGTTCGACGGTAAAAAAGGACGCAACCACGACACAATAATGCATGAGGCTTTTTACGAACTGTCTCAACAAAACTCTGACAAACAATTAACTGTCGGAACAATAGTCAAAGCTGCATTGGACAATGGTTGGGCTCCTAAGAGCGGTGAAGTGCCTCTCGGCAATTTCATTTTCTATGGTCCAGGAAACAATTACATTTACCGTCCAACTAATAGCTTTTGGATTGGTGCTGCAGTCGACAGTGCTGTTTCGCCTGTCAATGACAGTGGGGCGTTGATGAAAGCTTCTGACTGGGTACGCAAGAATGTCCTCGTAACTTCTATGACTTCTGATCCGAGCGTTGATGAAGATCACATGAAAGGATATGATTGTAGAGACGGTGAGATTGTCAAATCTCCTGGTGCTGCATTGTTCAATGCTTACCGACGACCGACGATCGAGTTAGGTGTTCCGAAGATGGCCAAGCCATTCATCGATCACGTGCACAAGGTGTTCGACAAAGATGGAGACGCTGATCAGTTTTTAAACTACATAGCTCATCGCGTTCAAAAGCCATGGGAGAAACCTAGATTTGCTTTGCTCATTGCTGGCGGTCAAGGCGTAGGCAAAGACACTGCCGTAGAGTTTTGCTCTCCAGCCATTGGTCCATGGAATGTTTCAAACATAGACCCAAGTGCATTTGAACAAGGTTTCAATGAATATGCTTCGTCAACTCTCGTAAGAATATCTGAAGCTGCAAACCTACACGAAATGTCTAAGTGGGCGTTCAATGAAAGAACTAAAGTGCTCATAGCTGGCTCTCCGGACACGTGTCAAATCAATCCAAAGTATGGACAGAAGTATTCTGTGCGGATGTATTGCGGGGTCATCATAACGACCAATCATTTGGCCAATGGCATCTACATTCCTGAAGACGATCGACGCTATGACGTAATTGATTGCGCTACAATGCAAGACATGGGTCTTGCTCATGAAGACAAACGACGAGACTATTTCACTGAGCTTTGGGATTGGTTTTACGATGATGGCGCGAGTCACATTGCAGCTTACCTTCATGAACATGACATCTCTAAATTTAATGCTTCCAACGGTCAACGAAAGACGGACGCACACAAGACAGTCGTCGCTGGGGGAATGCATGGAGACCAATGGCTGGACGACATCCTTGACGATATGAGCTACCCCAAAGCTGTGCGATCGGATTGGGTCATCACCAAAGCAATAGCCAATGGAGAAAAAGAAGGTGATGTTAAAAGAAAATTAGTTAACTCAATGGGAAGGAGTGGATACGCAATGCATCGTTCTGAACGCAAGGACGGTAGATGGAAGATAAACTCTAAGATAGCTACTGTCTATACTAAAGTAGGCACAGACAAGTCTTATGATCCAACAGAGGAATTGAGCAATGAACCGTTCTAGTACATTTGATCCTTTTGATCCCAACAACAGAGACAAAAGAAAAAGACGCACCAAGGCGCAAGTTGTAGCAGATCAATTAGCTTGGGAGTCGTCATTAGACAATGCCTTCAAGACTGTTTTGCAAGAACAACATTGGCCTAAGATTGTTCAAGGTGATTTGCTCTTGGAAGACTCTGCAGGCTATCACGATAACTATTATGCCCTGAGAAGAAACATCAGCTCCTGCATGCAACGTCTTGGCTATGAACTGGTGCAGAACCCTAACTCAAAAGACGGCAGGTGGAAGGCATTCTCAAAGAGTGTTTCTGTTTACAAAAAAATAGGGTCGCAAGGTTGGTGCCTCACGACCCTGAAGAAAGAATTAGATTGGTAGCTTAAAACATTTCATCAACGTAGGTCACCTCTATTTCATGGTCGTAAATATGTTCTGGATCGTTCTTTACCAATTGAAGCAACTCCTTCAATGTGATCGTGTCAGTGAAATAATCCTCTGCTTCAGAACGTGTTTTTGCAAACTTTGCAACTTGAATTTTTAACGTAACATCTACGCCAACTTGAAAATACTTTGCGACTCTCATCAGCTTTCTCCTCTGGGGTTTTTGATTCGGTAAATCATGTCAACTCTGCATGCACGACCTTTGGTCCAGTCATGGTTGACGCCGTCAACTACAGCACCCATGTGCTGTCTGGTGTGAAGCAAATAGTTGTGGCCGTCTTTCCATACGTTAGGGAAACGATCCATGTGGTGGGTTGTGACGTTCTTCAACTTGTCACAGTGACCTTTGGGGTACTGCTTGATGAAATCGCTTGGCCTGACTATCTCGGTTTCAACGCCTAACTCTTTCAGTGCTTTTGTCCACTGGTAGCCCCATGTGCCTTTGCCGTTCTTGCGACCTTGCTCGGCTAAAGCCTCGTGAACTTCTGGATAAGGAATGTTGCAAGCTAATGAGATGGCCATCACAACACAGTCGTTGTTCTCGTTCCACATGGCCCGTGACTCGCGTCTCATGTCTCCGTAGACGGCAGTCTGGCGACGATCTTCTCTGTTAATTCTACCCATTTTTCTTTCTCCGGTTCTAAGTTATGAAAGTACTATGCCTGAACATTACACATAAGGCAACATAAAAGAACACAAAGAACGATAATAATTTTTCGACGAGGGACGATCGGCACGCCATTCGGTGCTTATTTGCGCCCGCTAAACTTGATAAAACTACGTTGAAAAAATAATTAATATAATATCAAAAAGTGCTAGAAAACATATTAATTTAATTTATATTTTACTTTAGGTTTACCAAGTTTAGAGGGCTGTTAAGTTTTAACTTGCCTAACTCGACCACATGATCGATAATATGAAAAACAACAGCGATGAGTGCGCGATGAAAACTTATGCAGACAAAGAGAAAGACAAGCTGATCGACAAAGTCTGTGACATGATGTCTACGGGCGTGCCTTGTGGTAAGTCCTGCGAGAAGATTGGAGTTCCTAAGTCTACATTCCTCGGCTGGACAAAGGCGGGAGGCCGTGCCGCCGACCGGTACGCGCTCGCTCGCGAGGAAATGATCCATTCATTGGCTGAAGATGTGTTGCTGATAGCTGACAAAGACCCTGTGTCAGTCATTGACAACAACGGCATAGCAAGGTACGACTCTGCTGCAGTACAGCATCAGCGATTGCGAGTCGACTCTCGTAAGTGGTTGCTCTCCAAGATGATGCCCAAGGTGTATGGCGACAAGGTCGCACAGGAACACTCTGGTGTCGACGGTGGGCCGATCAACATTGCGTCTCTCAATCTTAAGAACTTGACGGATGAAGAGCTCAGCAACATGGAACAGCTCATCGAAAAAGGGAACACTGAAGAGCAATGAACGAGATGTCACCTGCGTTCGTCTCGCAAGCCATCCAGAAAGAGAAACAAAGGCGTCGTGCGTCTGCATCGTTGTACGAGTTCGTTAAGCAGTCGTGGCACGTCGTTGAGCCATCGGCGAAGTTCATAGGCTCATGGCACATCGAAGAGATATGCGAACATCTTGAAGCGATCAGCACAGGCGACATTAAGAAGTTATTAATCAACATACCACCGAGACATAGTAAGTCGACGATCGTTAGCGTCATGTGGCCTATGTGGGAGTGGTTGACAGACCCAGCGCAGAAGTTCCTGTGTGCAAGTTACTCCGGCAACCTAAGCATACGTGACAACCTGAAAGCTAGACGACTCATACAATCACCTTGGTATCAAGAGCGATGGGGTCAGATGTTTAAGTTGTCCGGAGACCAGAACGCAAAGCAACGATTTGAGAACGACAAGACAGGCTACAGGATAGCGACATCGGTTGGCGGTACAGCGACAGGTGAAGGTGGATCGAGATTGATCCTCGATGATCCGCATGCTGCACAAGAGGCACAGTCGGACGCCATACGTGAGTCTGCGGTTGAATGGTTCGATCAAGTATGGTCGACACGTCTCAATGACCCTAAGAATGATGCGATGGTCACGGTCATGCAACGTCTCCATGAGATGGACATAAGTGGACACATCTTAGACATAGGCGGTTGGGAACATCTAATGATCCCAGCGGAATGGGACGGTTATAAACGTAAGACAAAGCTAGGATCATACGACCCAAGGACAACCAAAGGAGAGCTCATCTGTGCTGATCGTTTTGGGCCTAAGGAAGTGGCTGACCTGAAGCGGTTGCTTGGTGTCTATGGCTCTGCTGGACAGCTACAACAGGATCCCAACCCTGCCGACGGTGGAATATTAAAAACTAGCTTTCTGGCGATGTGGCCTCAAGAATCTGGGCTACCCCCATTTGAATATATTCTGCAGTCCTATGATTGCGCCTTCACGGAGAAGACCACAGGAGACCCAACTGCGTGCAGTGTTTGGGGAATCTTTACGCACGAAGGACAAAAGAATGCTATGTTAATAGATGCTTGGGACAAACATTTAAGTTACCCTGACCTTAGAGAAAAAGCAGTTTCAGATTGGGCAAAAGAATACGGTGGTTTATCAAAAGAAAATCCATACAGCAAGGCAAGAAGACCGGACAGGATTCTTGTCGAGGCAAAAGCAAGTGGTCAATCTTTATTGCAAGACTTAAGATTAGCTAAAGTTCCGGCCATAGGGTATAATCCAGGAAACGCAGACAAGATAAGCAGAGCACATCAAGCTGCACCAACTTTAGAATTAGGGTTGATTTGGGTGCCAGAGAGCAAAAAGAATCCTGGTCATTTCGTTTCATGGTCTAACGATTTCGTAAAACAGCTTGCTAAATTTCCAGTAGCACCGCATGATGATTACGTAGATACTTTTACGCAAGCTATTATATATTTCAAAAACGACCACTGGTTTGATTTGCCGCAAGCAAGAGATCCTGATGAAAGAAAAGTTATACCGTTCCCGAATGTTAACCCATATGCTGCTTAGGATTTGATATGGCTATTACCTATGAAGAAGCGATAGCACTAGACCCCAACACGGGTCAAGTCAATATGGATTTGTTTCAGCAATATGCAGACCAACAAAAAACAAATTTAGCAAACATGAGGGCTAACCCTCCAACACTAAGCGCACCATTACAAACTTTACAAGCTAACCCAGAACTTTTCAATCAAGCCACATCATATGCTTCTTCACAAGGTGTGGCTCCAGGGGCAGACTTTCAGGCGAGAGTAGAAGACTTTGCTGTTCAGAGTCCTGAGAGACAATACTTGATGACCAATCCTGATGTGCTTGCACAGGCCACTACTGACTATCAAAACAGGTTTGGTAATTACTTACCAACTTCAGAATATGAAGAAGATTTTGCGAGACAGCATTATTATGGTACGCCATTCACTCCAGACTTTGGGATACAAGATAACCGATACGGTTTTGATATGGCGTTGCCGAATGTCAATTCTGGTTTGATGAACATTGCTAAAGTTTTAACTAATGTAGAAGACAGAAACTATGTTGGTGATAATGCAGACGTGTCTAGGCCAACTTATATTTTTAACGAGGAGATATCCAATCCGAGTGCATTGAGTGACGTGTATGGTGAAATAGGAAATGATTTCAAAACTAATTTGATTGGCAGTGGTGCAAGCGGTGGTATGAATGAAGACATGGCAGGCAATGACATGTCTAGATTTTTGCGTAATGTGTTTGCCCCAAGCAACAACATGGGCGGTGCGTCTATGTTAGAAGATCTTGGAGGTTATTCAGAACTGTTAAGAGCTTACGATCTTCTTGGGGTTACTGGTGAAGGAAACAGTTATGCTGACAAACAAGTTAACAGTGTTTTAAATTTGTTAAACAATAGCGATTCATCTTTGAACATGGATGGCACGGGCGGTGCAGATGCAATGAGGGCAAATGTTGGAACAGCAGATATAGGAAATTTTTCTGTTGCCAATGCTGTGGATGCTTTTTCAAATGTGCCACCATTCACGCCAACTGCGGCAGCATGGAAAGCAGCAAGAGTTATTGACAGCATGATGTACGACGGCATGAGTTTTCCTGAAGCATTAGATGATGCTATGGGTTTTTCTGGAGGAAATAAATATACCAATCCTCCTGTTGGGTTTGGTGATGAGTCAAATGAAACTGGAACGGTAGGACCAGGATTTAAAGAAGGTGGTTCCACATCTTTGAAAGAAAGTTTGCAAATCAACAAACCCAGAGCAACGCCAAGTCATCCTAAGAAGTCTCACGTAGTCAAGATCAATGACAACGGCCAAGAGCGTATGATTCGGTTCGGTCAACAAGGAGCAAAAACAAACAGGAATGCAAAACAGCGCAAAGCATTCAAAGACCGCCATGCAAAGAACATAGCCAGAGGACAGACCTCTCCAGCATATTGGGCCAACAAGGTCAAGTGGAAAGCAGCAGAGGGTGGATTAGTTGAGTACGATCCTGCTAAAATTGCTGCATTGAAAGAGAGCATGATGGATGGCTAGCGCGACGGACGTAGCACGTAACATACTAGGCCAAGGTCTTCTTTTAGGTTGGGGAGACGAGCTTGAAGGTCTGGTGCGTTCTAAGTTTGGTGATGAAACTTATGAAGACGCTGTTAAGCAGATACGCGCAGAGAACGAAACTTATTCAACAGAAAATCCTTACGGAGCATTAGCAGGAGAAATTGCGGGTGGATTCATACCAACAATTGGGGCATTAGCTTTGACGCCATTCACTGGTGGATCATCTACAGCTCTTGCTGCAGGGAACATAGGCAGATTAGCAACGATGGGCGCGAGGAAGTTAGGGCCATTAGGAACCGCAGCATTAGTTGGAGCTGGAGAAGGCGCGATAGCTGGAGCAGGCACGGCAGAAGAAGGCAGTCGTTTACAAGGAGCAGGTTTAGGAGCTGTGATTGGTGGTGCGGCAGGAACAGTAGTTCAAAAAGGATCTGAGGCAGTAGTCAACGCACTCAACAAAAGAGCGATACAAAAAGCAGCACGGCAAGTTCCGGACGAGAGCGCATATGATCCATTGCAAGATCGGTTGGTAGCCAGTGGCGTACGCATGGACGCAGTGAAAGACAAAGGTGGCAATTGGATTGAAAACGAAGAATTGTTCACAGACCTTTACCGTGGTCCACCAGACGCGAGTCAACTCAACGAACCTATATACAAAGCTGAAAGATCAATAATCAAAAAACTACAAAAGTATGCTAAAAGTGAAATGGGCACGCCAGAAGATCCTGTGAGAATACAAGCAGACGCCGAAAACATATTGCATTTTGATGGAGCAGAAAGATTTGGGCTGCCGGATCCTTTAGCCAATTACTCTTCGCCCAGATACGACAGCAATACAAAATTCAAAAGATATGGAGAATCGCGTGAAGGTCTTACGTGGGAAGACGTCAGCGACAGAGAAATAAGAATTGAAACAGCAGGAGAATTATTAGACCCTAAAAGGTATGCTGACTTGCGAAGAGACAAGCTAGCAGATGAGTTCTTTTTTGAAGACATAGATAGAGTAGACGGCAAACTCCCTGATGAAGTTGTGAACAAAAAAGTTGAAGAAACTTTAGAAAAATATCCTTGGTTGTCTAAAGTTCCTCCTGAAACTAAAGTTTTCTCGCCACAGTCGAATGCAAACAGATACACCAGTCGAAATTTGCGTTTTGATCATTTGATGGATGAGATGAGAAACGCCATGGACCCAGATTCTAATTTGCCTGTTGACTTGCGCATTAATGCTGAAAAAGTAGAACAAATGAGCGTGCCAGCGATGATAAGGAAAGTTCACAAAATAAACGAATGGAGAGCAAAAGAAGCAGCAAGAGTTCAAAAAGAAGGGATGATGAGAACCCTACAAAACAAAAGTGTTTTCCAAGATGATTATTTTGAAATAGATTTTGTAGATCAAAAAGGTGGCAAGTGGGTAGAGTTGCCAAGTTCAAAATCAGAGGACGGGCAAGTTTGCACATTCATTGGTGCTGCAGGAGGTTGGTGCACACAGTCTCCGAACACTGCAGCTTATTACGCTCCAGAAAACAGGATGTCTAAATTAGACGTTTTGTTAGACGCAGAAGGAAGACCTCATGTTCAAGTCTTTTTGAAAGACAATAGAGCTTTTGACCCTGAAGAAATCGGGACAGAAGAAGACCTGTATAGAGATTTAGAAGAATACATGGAAGATTGGTATGGAACTAATGGAACAGCTGATGACGAAGCTGCAAATTTAGCCCAACAAGATTTTATAGAAGATTGGACTTCTGTAAACGAATACAAAATAGAATTGGCAAACGACCCCGCAGGCCGTTTTCAACAAGAGTTTTCCATAGATGAAATAAAGCCTGTTGGCAACTCACTAGGCAGCAAACAATCTGTTCAATACAATGAAAGAGACCCTGATTACGCTGAGAAGATTGCTAACAGCACAATGGCTTATTTGAACAACTTGTCCAAAAAATTTGGAGACAATTTGACAGATGTAACTTCCGGAGATTTAGATCATTTAGGAATTGTAGACACAAATAATTTGACACAAATGTCAGAAACATTATTAGATGGTCCGACAGGAAAAGCACCAAGAGCAGTCTTTGAAGAGTTCGATGACTGGGCAAGAGAAAATGGAGGTTATGGAGACGGAAGATTTATCAAAACATTTGAATTGATAAGGATGTTTGGTAGTTGGCAAGACAGGAACTTCGCTGAAGGCGGTTCAGTAGACATTGATGCATTAATAGCAGACGTGCTTGGAGATTAACATGGCAGACGTACAAATAACAGAAGAAGAAATGACTATAGTTGAAATGCCGGAGGAAGAGCTAGAAGTTGAAGACACAGCAGATGGCGGTGCAGTTATAAAGCTAGAGTCTATTTCTGTCAAAGAAGGTTCAGAGCATTTTGCCAACATTGTAGAAGAAGTTGATCGCAGCAAATTGAGAATTTGTATTAGTGATTTGTTGACAAAGATAGGACGTGACAAAGAAGCTAGGCAAAAAAGAGACAAACAATATGAAGAGGGATTGCGCAGAACAGGCTTGGGTGATGACGCTCCAGGTGGAGCACAATTTGCCGGAGCAAACAAAGTGGTGCATCCGATGTTAGTTGAAGCTTGTGTAGACTTTTCAGCTAGGTTCATCAAAGAGATATTCCCTCCAAATGGGCCTGTGAAATCCAAGATCATAGGTGAAACAGACAAGGTCAAGGTAGAAAAAGCGCAACGCAAAACAGAGTTTATGAACTGGCAAGCCACAGAACAGATGGTAGAGTTTCGTTCTGAGTTAGAGCAGTTGTCTACGCAATTACCTTTGGGTGGCGGTCAATACATGAAGTATATGTGGAGCCCACAGCACAACAGGCCAACATCTGAGTTCGTACCGATTGACGATGTTTATCTTCCTTTTTCTGCCACAAACTTTTATACTGCAGAACGCAAGACGCACGTACAATACATCACGCACATGGAATATCAAAAACGAGTTGAAGCTGGAATGTACGCTGACGTAGATTTAGGAAGTCCAAACCAGCCAGAATTTTCAAAAGCAGAACAAGCAAACGAAAAAATTGAGGGCAAACAAAACACATCTTACAACGAAGACGGTTTAAGAACGATTTACGAAATCTATACATATTTAGAAATGGAAGATGAATACGGTCTGGCTCCTTACATTCTTTCCATTGACAAGTCTTCTGACAAGCCACTGTCATTGTATCGCAACTGGGAGGAAGACGATCAACAAATGAACGAACTAGATTGGATGGTTGAGTTTCCTTTTGTGCCTTGGCGCGGAGCTTATCCAATTGGTTTGACGCACATGATCGGAGGACTGAGTGGTGCAGCAACCGGAGCATTGCGAGCTTTATTAGATTCAGCTTACATTCAAAATGTTCCAACTCTTTTGAAGTTGAAGGGTGGACCAAACGGCCAAACGCTAAATGTTCAACCAACTGAGATTGTTGAGATGGAAGGTGGCGCACTGGTGGACGATGTTCGCAAGTTAGCTATGCCTTTGCCGTTCGCTGGACCAAGCCCAACATTATTTCAATTGTTAGGATTTTTAGTTGACGCCGGAAAAGGTGTTGTTCAAACTTCTTTTGAGAAATTTAGTGACCAGAACCCTAATGCTCCTGTTGGCACGACGATGGCGATCATCGAGCAAGGCATGGTTGTGTTTAGTTCTATTCATTCGCGTTTGCATTCGGCGATGGCGAGAAGTTTCAACATCCTCCATAGGATTAACAGCGCATATTACACGCAAGAAGGATTAGACGCGATCGACGCAGGACTTTCGATTAGCGCAGATGATTTTGATGGACCTTCAGATGTTGTTCCGATAAGCAATCCTGCAATATTCAGTGAGGCGCAAAGGTTCGCTCAAATTCAAGCTATTATGCAAAGAGCTGCATTAATGCCTCAAATGTACGATCAAAGAGCTGTAGAAGAGATGTTCTTACGCACTTTGAAAGTTCCAGGATCAGAAGTTTTGAACCCGATGCCAGGATCAGAAGACAGAGATCCTGTAAGTGAAAATGTTGCTGCAGCAATGGGACAAGGCGTTTACGTTTTACCTTATCAAGATCATTTAGCGCACATGGAAGTTCATTTGCCGTTTTTGAAATCGCCTTTGTTTGGTTCGAATCCAACTATCACTCCTGTTTTCCTTTATCCGATGGCCATGCATTTGAGAGACCATTTGTTGAATTATTATTTAGCCGAATCACATCAAGCAATAGACCAAGCTCAAAGAAGAAAAATAATAGGAGACGACGCAGAGCAAGAAGTAGAAATAATTCTTCGTGTTCAAAAGTTTATAGAAGAGCAATTAGGTGGATTTGGTCAAGAGCTAGCGCAGATAAATCAAGCAGCACAGCAATTCAAGCCAGAGATGGCGTCTCCAGGAGATGAAGCTATGAAAATAGCAGAGCTGAGTGCGCAAATGAAACAAAGTGAATTGCAACAAAAAGCTGAAAAAGACACTGCTCAATTGCAACTTAATAATATCAAGCTAGAAACCAATTCTAGAATACAAGAGTTGAAAATAGCTCAAACAGCTGAAATCGAACAAGCCAAGCTTGCTGCATCAGAAGCTGATAGAGTTCAAAGAACAGAGTTGCAGAGTTTGAGAGAGTTAGCTGAGACAGAAAGAAACAACGTAAGACAAATGTCTGAGACAGATCGTTTGAATACTCGTGAAATGAACGAAAACAAGAGAAAAGAAGAAGATCTTGCGGCAAGAGAAAGAATGAATGCTTCGGACAACATGACAGCAAAAGAGTTAGCTGAGATGGAAATCGAATCAGGAGAGAAAGTTGCTGTGAGTACTGGCACTGGCATAGATCAGAATCCTTGAACATGAATTATCACAGAAAATATTTCAAAAGAAAAGGACAGGTTTCAAAACCTAGCACGATAGAAACCCAAAAAGCTAGCGCAAAAGTCAAAAATAGTGAAAATATTGATGAAAAGCACAAATTTATTTGTTATAGTGTGGCCGGAGTGTCCGGAAGTAGGGACTGGAAGGACGCAATACGCTCAAAATTGAGGAAAAATGCCGTATCTACAAAGTAATATCCCACATTTCAAGTGTTGGGTCAGAAAAGATTACACTTTCAACCATGAAAAATTCCATGGAGAGTTCATTCATGCTATGGCAATTGCAGTTACAACAATTCCTTGTAGGAGTCTTAGTTTTCAGATGATTTTTACCGGAGCTGAAACATACGACAACAACGATCCCAATGTTCATGGCGGTGCAATGTGGGCAAGAATGCCTATAACAGCGTTAGTTGGCGACACGCCATTTGATGAGTGGCCTGTTCCGATGGCAACTCATGATGCGCAACCATGGGATTGTTCTTCTAGGACACATAGTGTTTATGTATTAGACAGATGCACGCCTTGTCCTTGGATAGCTAAGATTGATGGAGAACTTTATCCAGCAAAATATTACTTCACTGTCGATTACACTGATTCAGAAATAGGAGACGATCCTGCTCAACACAAGCAGTCTCACGTCTTAGAACTTTTGGATGCCGGAAAATGGACAGGAAATATAGTAGCTTTGCCAAACAACAGGGTTAGAGTTACGCATCCAGCGTGGTTTGAGCTGGGAGAAGGAGCACCAGAGTTTCGTCCATCACAACACATCCACTACAGCAAGTCGGATTTGGACTACACTTTGGATGTTAATCGTGTTTTTGACAATCTATATCAGGAGAAAAATGATGATGAAAAGTAAAGGTTACAGAAAAGGTGGCACCAAATCCGAAGGTGAAAGAGAAGCATCTTTAAAAAGACGACAGTCTGTTAGTAACGCTATCAAAACTATAAAAAGTTTTGGTGGAGCTATGACTGACTCTGAGAAAAAATTGTTAGAAGGTCTTCTTAATAGACCCACCAAAAAGAGCATGGGCGGTTCTATGAAAACCAAAGGTTATTCTGCGGGCGGACCATATCAAGGACAACGTCAAGAGTATAAAAGAACTGGAAAAGTCTAGTGTCAGGCCTGTATGATAACATACATAAAAAGCGACAGAAAGTCGCTGAAGGCGTGATTGATCCTACTACTGGCAAGAAATTGAAAATGAGAAAGAAAGGACAAGAAGGAGCACCAACAGCTAGTGCTTTCAAAGAAGCTGCAAAAACAGCTAAAAAAGCAAAAGGTGGTTCTGTTTTTAAATGGTAACTGAAAAACTTTTAAACAAACTTAAAGAGAGTCAGGCAACATTTGCGCTTGATGCTTTGAAACGACCCCAAGAACGCGATGTTTTTGAGTACGGGTATCGCGTTGGGATGGTGGCTGGATTTGAAGAAGCTATCAACGTACTTCTAACACTTCTGGATGAGGAGAAATATAGTGACAAAGGATTATAAGGATGCATTGAAAGAGGCGTTTCCAGCAGTTAATGCAGGGATACAACCTTTTGGTAGTCGCATTCTGGTTCAAATAAGAACAGCAAAAAGTAAAACTGCCGGAGGAATCATTTTAACCACTGATTCCAAAGATACAGAAAAGTGGAACACTCAGGTTGGCAAAGTTATTTCTGTTGGTCCTCTGGCCTTTAAAAACAGGAATACGATGGAAAGCTGGCCTGAAGGACAATGGTGCAATGAAGGCGAGTTTGTTCGCGTGCCAAAGTATGGCGGTGATCGTTGGGAAGTTCCATTAGACGACAAACCTATGGGTGAAAAAGCTATGTTTGTTATTTTCAATGATTTAGATGTCATTGGTCAAATAACCGGAGACCCATTGAAAATCAAAGCATTTATCTGATAAGGAGATAAGAGATGTCTGTAGAAGAAACTATGGTAGAATTAGACGAAGAAGAAGTTGAAGAGAATCCTGAAGAAGAGTTGGTCGTAGTAGAAGAACAGCCTGAACAGGAAGAAGAGGACGAACCGATTCAACAAGAAGAAACTGTTGATGAGGTCGACGATGAGCGAGAAGCGATCCGCGAGCGAAGACGCAAAGAAAAAGCTGAACGAAAAACTCGCAGAGAAACAGCAATGAAAAGGGACAAAACTGAATTAGATTTTCTTCGATCAAGGAATGATGATTTAGAAAGACGTTTGACCGCGCAAGAGAAAAAGTCTACGCAAGTTGAAGTTTCTAATTTTGATCAACGTATCGCGCAAGCTCAAAAAGAAGCTGAGATGGCAGATCGTGTTATAGCCAAAGCAGTTGAAGACGGCAATGGGGCAGACGTGTCTAAAGCTATGAAATACCGTGATGTAGCTTTAGCCAAAATGCAACAATTGAGTCAACAAAAACAGCACACTGCCAGCCAAGCAGAACAATCCACTACAGTTGATGAGCAAACAATGTATCACGCCAAACAATTCATGGATGAAAATACTTGGTATGATTCTCAAGGTAGAGATGAAGATTCGGCTATTGTGATGGCAATTGACCAAGCATTGACTCGCGAAGGATTCAACCCAAGGTCTGAAGAGTATTGGGACGAGTTGAGAGTTCGGGCAGCAAGAAGAATCCCAGAGAGATTTGATGAAGAAGTTGCTCCGAAGAAAGCTGTTCGCAAAGCTAGAGGTGGCCCAGCAGTTGGTTCAGGCAAAGAGCATGCTCCTGCCTCTACTAGAAAAGAAGTTTACATCAGTCCCGAAAGAAAACAGGCGTTGATAGACGCAGGTGTTTGGGATGATCCTGTTTTGCGTATGAAATACGTGAAAAGGTATGCTGAATACGACAAAGAGAACGCATAAAACTTTTAACTTGCTTTTTTTGATGTTTAAAAACATAATGAACTTAATCGCTGAAAGGAGCGAATTGTGAAAGACGAACGAAAAACGAAATCTGCAGACGAAGGCCGTGCTAACCGTGCGATGGTAGATCGTAATACCACAGAAAATCGGGGAGTCACTGAGGACGAGCGGGTAGAAATGTTCCGTCAAAATTTATTTCAGTCCAGTCTTCCGGACTTACCAGATATTCCTGGCTGGCACATGTGTTGGCTAACTACGACTAATCCTCGTGATTCTATACAGCAACGTATCCGGTTGGGATATGAACCAGTTAAACCTGAAGAAGTTCCTGGTTGGGAATATGCTTCTATCAAAACTGGTGAATGGCAAGGTTTCATAGGGGTTAATGAGATGCTGGCTTTTAAACTGCCAATGTCACTTTACGAAAAATTCATGATGGAAGCGCATCACGATGCGCCAAACCGTGAAGAAGGTAAGTTGACAGAAACAGCAGAATTTTTAGAAGAGCAAGCAAGAGCATCAGGCAGTAGTGTAAGTATGGGTGATGGTAATAGGGGGTTGGGAGAAGAAAGACAGGGTCAATTCGATCTTGTCTGACGTGCAACAATCTATTAACCAAAGGAGCTACTTATGTCAGCGACAAGTGCACCATTTGGCTTCCGTCCATCCTACCACAATAGTGGTCGAATCACGGCGAAAGCCTACGTGATTGCTTCTGGATACGCTCAAAACGTATTTCAAGGCGATCCAGTCAAATTAGTCGATGCTGGTGTTATTCAATTAGGCACAAGCGACGGCACTCGATCAGGCACAACTGGTGGAATAAATCTACTAGGTATTTTTGCAGGATGTCAGTATAATGATTCTACTGGCCGTCCTTCACTTTCACCTTTTTGGCCAGCCAATGCTGCAGGAACCGAAATAATTGCTTGGGTTTATGATGACCCTGCAATCCTTTACGACGTCATGTACACGAACCCATCTTCTGGAACTACGATTCAAGCTTCTGTTGGAAAACAGGCTGATTGGACAGTAGCGTCTCCAGGTGGATCAACTCAAGTTGGTCTTTCATCTACTTCATTGGGCGTGCTTCAAGCGACATCAGGGCAGTTTCAAATCACCGGAGTTGCTGGTGGTGCTGATAATGCTTTGACAGATGCTTACGTCGATGTTACGGTTCGTATAAACGAAATGCAGTATAATGCTGCAGTTAACACGATAAGTTAGGGAGGATTGAACTATGGCTACTCCAATGCGTAGTACCGATTTCCGCTCAGTCGTTGAGCCGATCCTCAACGAAGTTTTTGACGGAGTCTATGAACAGCGAGCTGATGAGTGGAAAGATGTTTTCCGCGAGCAGCAAGGTATCCCAAGAAACTATCATGAAGAACCAGTTCTTTATGGTTTTGGGGCAGCACCTGAATTGCCTGACGGCATGGCTGTTACTTACCAATCCGGTGGTATTTTGTTTGTCCAAAGGTATCTATACCATGTCTATGGTTTAGCGTTTGCGCTTACCAAAGTCTTGGTTGAAGATGGCGATCATATTCGTATCGGTCAAACTTATGCTAAGCATCTTGCTCAATCATTGATTGAAACAAAAGAGACTTTAACAGCTAACATCATGAACAGAGCTTTCAACGCTTCATATACAGGCGGTGATGGCGTTGCTTTGAGTGCAAACAACCATCCGATTGTTAACGGTACTTTTAGTAACATTCTGACTAATGCAGCTGCATTGTCTCAAACGTCTCTTGAACAGATGTTGATTCAAATTCGAAACGCTGTTGACAACAACGGCAAGAGAATAAGATTAACTCCAACTCAAATCGTTACAGGCCCAGCAAATGTTTTCCAAGCTGAAACACTGCTCAAGTCTGTGTTGAGAACTGGAACAGCTGACAACGACATCAACCCTGTTAAATCAATGGGTTTGTTAGGCGATGGTCAAGCTAACCTTTCCAGAATTACCTCTAACACTGCTTGGTGGATACAAACTGATGCGCCAGAAGGATTAAAACTTCTAATGCGTAGAGGGTTAGAGAAGTCTATGGAAGGTGACTTTGCAACGGACTCCATGCGTTACAAAGCTACTGAAAGATATACTGTAGGTTGGACAGACCCTCGGGCTGTGTTCGGAACTCCTGGAGTATAAGTTGCGGCAGATCTCATCCTTCGATGAATTCCTCCTCTGGACATTGGGGGATGAGAAACTGTTTTTGGAGATTAACTTTGTGTCTGACAGCTCTCCAGCTGACTACATGCAGACAGGCACATACAACTCGCATGTGAGGAAATAAAATGGGTACAACTACTTTTTCTGGTCCGGTTAAAGCCGGAGGAATACAAGCAACTACAGGAACAGACATTGGTGTAAATGTAGCTAATGTGGGTTCTGTAGTAATGGCACAGTCAATGATGCCAAACATCACTGGTGCAAGCCAACTTAACCAAAGAGTTGCAATTGTCCCAGCAAAATCACAAATAGTAGATGTTATTGTAAACGTCACAACTATTGGTGATGACAGTGGGGCAGCTACTATTTCTGTCGGTACAGCAGCAGATCCAAATGCTTTTTTGGATGCAGTCAACACAAAAGCTCTTGGCACAACGCATGGAACGCTTGATACAGAAGCTACTAATGTAGGTACAGCCGATCTAGAAGTTTTAGCAGACTTCACTGGTGCTACTGGTGACGGTACAACAGGTGTTGCTTCACTCACGGTAATGTATATTCAAAACAACAATCTCTCTTAAAGGGAGGTGAATTATGGCTGATGCAGTCACAACTCAAGTTCTTCAAGATGGTGAGCGGTTATATATTGCCAAATTTACTAATATTTCTGATGGATCTGGGGAAGCAAAAGTAACCAAAGTTAATGTGTCAAGTTTAAATCCTAATTCTCACGGTTTAACCTGTATTGGTGTAAAAATTTCAAAAATATATGCTCAAACCGAAGACATGGGCGTGGACATATATTGGGTTGGAGATCCAACACCAGCTAATGATGCGTTGGCAATGACAATACCTCAAGGTCAATTATATGACATTGGCTATGATCCTTCTATTCCGTACAATGGAGTAGGTGCTCTGGGAACTGGTGAAGCAGGAAATGTAGCTTTTAGCACTAGGAATGCTTCTGCTGGCGACACTTATACTATTATTCTATATGGAATAAAAGTTTATGCAGAAGCGATTCCAGGAGATCAAACATGACAAAAGATTTTGATTTTCCCGAAAGTTTTGGTTTTCAAAAATATTCCAAAGGCGGTTCAGCCAGCCCTAAAAAGATGAGTCGTGGTGGAATGAGAAATATCCGTGATGAAGAAGCTAGGGTCATAGGCGTTCAAGATGATGCGGCTGATGAACTTAAAAGAGTTAGATCACGCAGGTCTAATGATTCACAAGAACGCAGAGACAAGTCTCAACAAATGAGGCGCGTATCATCAAGAGAAAGAAATGCTCGTGATGAAATGACAAGGTTGCGAGGCGAAGCTGAAAAAGAAGTGAAAAAAGGTTTTTATGCAAAAGGCGGTTCTAAAAAAGATTGGATCCAAGGTGCTGTCAAAAAACCAGGAGCTTTGCGAGGTTATATGGATGTAGCTAAAGGAGAAACTATTCCCAAAGGCGCATTAAATAAAGTTGCAAGCGGTCAGCCAGCAAAAGCAGGTGGGCCAAAACCTTCTTCTAAAACTCAACAGCGAGCACGTCTTGCTAAAACTTTTTCTAAAATGAAATAGGAGCAAAAAATGGCACAAGGATATAATGATAAATTAGACGAGTCCATGGGGTCTCGAAATGGCAAAAAGTCTCAGTCTATGAAATCTAGAAGAGATGAAAGCAAAGGCATGGAAAAATCTATGGGTCGTCGAGCTTATTCTTCTGTAGGAACTATGGATAAAAAAGCCAAAGGAGGTTCAGTAAGTGGCATAGGTGGTTTCAAACCCATGGAAGGTGACAGTATTTTCAAAATGTCAAAGGGCTGGGGTTAAGCTGAAACAGCTACCGATCTTTAATAAAATGAGGTTGATATGGCTTATTCAGGCAACATTGCTGCAAAAACTTTTAACGCCTTAAAAGTTGTAGATCATGCTTTCAGGCGTTGCAGACTGCCTGCACAAGCTATAACTTCAGAGATGCAAAGTTATGCTTTAGACTCTCTTTCTTTTTTCTTAGATGAATTAGCTAATATAAAAACACCAAGTTGGTGCATACAACAACAGCTTTTGCCTATGTATGAAAACAATCAAATAGTAACTTTGCCTGTTGGCACCATAGATGTTTTGAATATAAACTTGAACACATTACAAGAATTAAGTGGAACTGTGACTTCTACTAACACTTCTTATTTAGTAAATTTCACTACGCCAACGATAGTTAATTTTATAGGAATAAAATGGTCAGCAACAGCTATTCCTGTGACTTTTCAAACTAGCACAGACAACGTGACTTGGACAACAGTCGGAACTTCTACAAGCACTAATCTTTCTACAGGTTCTACTGCAGTAGCAGGTAATATAACTTGGGATGAAATAACTGGAGCACTGGCAAAACAATATTTTAGAATAATACCAACAGACGGTGTCTCTAATATTTCTACTACTTCTATAACTTTAGGAAACATGCCTCAAGCTATACCCATGGGAATTTTGAGCAGAGACAATTATGTGAATCAAAGCAATTTGACATTTTCTGGAAGACCTACAAGTTTTTACTACCAAAGAAATTTGCCTCAACCTGTTGTTAATTTGTGGCCAGCTCCAAATATTGCTTCAGAAAAATATGTCATTTCATTGTGGCGTCATCGTCAAATCATGGACACTGACAATTTGCAACAAGAAATAGAAATACCTGATAGATGGTTGGAGGCTATAATAAATGGTCTTGCAGCAAGAGTTTGTTTAGAAACGCCATCAGCTGATATGCAGCTTTTGCCTTTGTTAGAAGCAAGAGCAGAGAGAAGTGTGCAAAGAGCTTGGGATGGTGACAATGATGGTTCTCCAATACAAATAAATCCTGGAATTGGAGTTTACACGGCATGAGTGTTTATTTAGATCCCCAAGGACAACCAACTTTTGGTATAGGTATTTGCGCCAGATGTTCTCGCAAATTCTTTTTGGCTGATTTACATCCTGATCCTAATTTTCCAGGACTGATGGTTTGTGAAGCAGACAAAGACGAGTATGATCCGTATCTTCTTCCTCCCAGAAGACCTGATCAGATCGTTTTACCTTTTAATCGTCCTGACACTAATATAGACACTCATCCTGCCGGAGTGATACAAGAAGCTGGTGATGAGTTTATTACTACAGAAGATAGTAATAAGTATTTGGAGATGGATTAATGTCAGACGTTCCAAGTAATTTAATACCTAGCAGGGTTACCCAACTGCCTACTGCGCCAGTGGCATCTCCTGACGGATTGCTCTTGTTCACTTATCAAGGTGTCAGTTATCAAGTTAGAGCTGGCGATCTGCTTCAAGTTTCTGGAGTGCCCACAACTCGACAAGTTATAGCTGGTACTGGAATGACAGGCGGTGGCCCTCTTTCATCAGATGTAACTTTGAGCATTGCAAATGGTGGGGTAGGAACAGCTCAACTCGCAACTTCTGGTGCAACGGCAGGAACTTACGGAAGTTCTACTCAAATACCTGTTATGACTGTAGACTCAACAGGAAGAGTTACAGCTATAACTTCGGTTACAGCTACGATAACAGGTTACGTTCCTACTAGCACGCAAATTATTGCAGGCAATGGTTTAGAAGGCGGTGGTAATTTAAGTGGCAATGTGACTTTAACAGCAGATTTTGAGGACAATGTACCTTTAGTTGGAACATCAGGAGGATCTGCCGGAACGTCTAACGAATTAGCAAGAGGAGATCATCAACATCCTCCAGTAGATTTATCAGACAGTGATGAGATAAACGGTGTTTTGCCAATAAATAGTGGTGGAACAGGCCGAAGTAACACTTCAAGTCCTGGAGCTATTGCTTACGGTGGTGGGTCTGATATTGCATTAGGTCCAGCAGGTTTAGCAGGTCAAGTTTTAATTTCTGGTGGAACAGGTGCCTACACATGGGGATCAGCATTAATACAAACTGATCAACCTGCTAATGTGTTTTATGGTGGACCTGCTTCTGGCCCTAATGCACCTACAGCATTTAGAGCATTAGTAAATGCGGATTTACCAAACTCTGGAGCTAGTGCAGGAACATACGGATCATCAAATTTAATACCAGTAATAACAGTTGATGCTAAAGGTGTGATAACAGGAGTTACTACAGCTAGTTTTCAAACAGGTTTAGATTATCAAGGCACATGGAATGCATCTACTAATACTCCTTCATTAGCTTCTGGAGTAGGTACGCAGGGTCATTATTACATCGTTAGTGTTGCGGGAACTACTAACCTTGACGGTGTTACAGATTGGCAAGTTGGTGATTGGGCTGTTTATAGTAGCACTTCAGTTTGGCAAAAATTAGATCAAAGTAACACAGTAACTTCTGTTAACGGTCAAGTTGGTGCCGTGACATTGACTGCCAGTGATGTCGGTGCTCCTCAAACAAACGGCACTGGGGCAACTGGAACTTGGGGCATCGACATTTCAGGCACTGCGGCTAGTGCAACTAATGTAGCTGGCGGTGGAGCAAATAGAATTGTATATAATACGGCATCTGGAACAACTGATTTTCTAGTAGCTCCGACTGTGACTGACACATTTTTAAAGTGGAATGGTAGTGCATTTGTTTGGAATAGTGCTGTTACTGCGGCAGTCACAGGTTTCAGTGGAGGCACAACAGGTCTTACACCCAACACTTTAACAACAGGTGATATAACTGTTGCAGGAACTTTAATTGCGGCTAATGGTGGCACAGGGCTGACAAGTTCAGGTGCAAATGGTAATGTATTAACGAGCAATGGTACAACATGGGTGTCACAGGCACCCACAGCAGGAGTAACAACAGACGATGTAATTGCTTTAGCGATAGCATTAGGTTAAGGAGAGAACATGGCTAATACATTTACGAGGAAGCTATCGAGGTCCATAGGAACAGCACTTACGGCTGTTGGGTCTTACGTTGTGGGTTCTTCTACTCAGACCACTGTTATTGGACTGACAATATCAAATACTAGCGCATCCACTGTTAATATTGATGTTACATTAAATGATGGGGCAAATGATACATACATTGTTAAAGATGCACCTGTGCCTGTAGGCGGTGCGTTAGTTCCAATCGGGGGAAATCAAAAGATAGTGATGATTACTGGGGATTCAATTAAAGTTAATTCAAGTGCAGCAAGTTCAGTCGATGCTGTTCTATCAGTTCTGGAGATAACATAATGTCAAATCCATATATTGGTAATTCACCCACCGACATACCATTAACTTCAGATCAGTTGGCAGATGGCATTGTAACTACTGCTAAACTAGCTTCTCCAATTGCTCCTACGATTGTGGGGGGATCGATCAACAACACACCCATAGGGGCCACAACTGCTAACACAGGGGCATTTACAAGTGTTACAGCAACGTCAGGAATTTCAGGAGGTACATTCTAATGCCACAATCAGGTTTTACACCAATACAACTTTATCGTAGTTCAACTGCTTCTGCCACACCAAATCCAAGTGATCTACAAGATGGTGAATTAGCCCTAAATACAAATGATGGAAAACTGTTTTATAAAGACAGCTCTGGGAATTTAGGAACATTAGCTACAAGTTCAGGATCTGCAGGCGATGTTACTGGTCCTTCAACTTCTGTTGATAATGCGTTAGTTGCTATGAACGGCACAACAGGAAAAGTAATCAAAAGTGCTGATCTAACACTTAATAACGTGATACTTGGAAATGGCACCAATGCACCTCAAGTTGTAGCTCCAGGAACCAATGGGAACGTCTTAAAGTCAAACGGTACAACTTGGACATCAGCTGCTGAAGCTGCCATTCCTCAATTGGTTGGAACAAACACCACCGCAACTTCTGATCAATTTCTTGTAGCAAGTGCAGGTTCAATTACTATTACGCTTCCAAGTGGACCAAGTGCAGGTGACTTTGTAATTATAAAAGACGGAACAGGAGCTGCAGCAACGACTAATTTTACAGTAAACGGAAATGGTGCGAATATTGCTAGTTCGGCTACGCCATTAACTTTTGACAAAAACTTTGCACAAATTACTATGACGTATATGGATGCAACGATTGGTTGGAGTGTCTAATGAGCAATCTGTCAGAGCTATTACCCTCTGGCGGTGGTCAGAATGTAGGGAGCTTTGTAGCTTCTGGTACGCTCACTAATGGTAAACCAGTAGCGTTAAGAACTGACGGTAAGGTTGAGGCAGTATTAACTACTACAACACAAGCAGGAAGTGCAATTGATATTACTACGGTTGCAGTCGTTGGACCAACTCCAGTTTCTGCCTATGCAACCAATGCAGACAGAATGGTAATAGTATATAGTCTTAGCGGTACTTTATATTACAAACTAGGGCAAGTTTCTGCTTTTGGCATGACACTTGGTTCAGAAACAGCAATACCGACCATTAGCACTAGCACTAATCAACAAGCGATTTGTTACGATGAAACATCTCAAAGAATAGTAGTATTTTTTAAAGACACTAATAACTCAGAATATGGAACTGCAATTGCAGGAACTGTTTCTACCAGTGGAATTACATGGGGAACTGCGGCTGTTTATAATAGTACAAATACAAACTACTCAAAAGCTATAGCAGGTGGTGGTAAAGTTTGTGTAGTATTTACAGAATATTCTAGCGGAACTGGTGGCAGTGCAATTCTTGGGACGATTAGTGGAAATAACATAACTTTTCCAGGGAGCAGTAGAAGATTTTTAGCTGGCAATGGTAACTCTTATGGTCTTGTTTATTCAGAAGACCAAGGAAATTTCGTAGTTTTTTACAATCAAGAAACTACTTCAGCAGCTTCTACACCTTTAAACATTAGTGGTAACAATATAACTTTAGGATCAGAAGTTCAATTCAACACCCAAAGAACAGATTATATAACTGCCGCATATGACAAAACTAAAAATAAAACATTAATTACTTATTTAGACGGTAGCACAGCATATAAAGCGATTGTAGGTACAAACTCTGGGAGTGCAATGAGTTTTGGAACAGAAGAAAATGCAAATTTTGGAAGTGCTGCAGATGACGGAAATGTTGTTTATGATCCCCATGCACAACAATGTGTAATTGTTTTTGGAAATGCAGCAAGAACTAATGAACTTACATTTAGACCTGCTACTATTTCTGGAACAGATGTTACTTTTGGTAACACCACCCATGTCAATGTTGGGTCCAATGCTATTTATTATTTTTCTTTAAGTGCTTACACGAGTCAAAATAAATTAGTTACAACTTTCTATGGGGCCAGTAATCACGCTGACGGTGTGGTTTATCAAAGCGTAGGAACTAATTCTGCAAATTTCATAGGCATAACAGGTCAAGCTATATCAGACACTGCGACAGGCAACGTGGATATGTTGGGTGGGATAAACTCTCAACAGACCTCATTGGTTATTGGCAGTAAATATTACGTTCAAAGTGATGGCACTTTAGGAACAACTGTCACGAGTATATTTGCAGGGCAAGCAATTAGTGCCACTACTCTTAACATAAGGGATTTGACATGAGTACTTTATCTGATCTTTTACCCGCAGGGTCTGGTGGCAAGAATGTCGATTTTGTTGCTGACGGAGCTTTAACGAGTGGTCAAACGGTAGCATTAAAAACTGATGGTACGGTTGAGCCAATTGCTACAGCAAGTTCTTCAGCAACAAGTCCTGCCACATTTACCACTGTGTCTCTTCAAGCAGGAAATTCCAGCGATGATTACGGAAATAAATCTGCTTCTGTTTATGATGTTAACGCAGACAGAGTTATTATATTCTATGGCAAACAAGGTTCAACTTACGGGCTGTGGGCTGTTGCGTATACCCCAACCAGTACTGGATTAACTAATCCTGGTACTGAAAAATTAATTAGTAGTTCGGGTGCTGAATGTGATCGAGTATGCACTGTTTATGACCCCAGTGCTCAAAAATCTGTAGTTGCTTATAAGCGTAGAGTTAGTGGAACTACTGGTCCAGGTAATTGCGTAGTTGTAGAAGTAAACCCTTCAACAAATACTATTACTACCGGATCACAAACTGATTTTGGTTACAGTGGTGCATATGTTAATGGCATTGCTTTGGCTTATGACAGCAAAAACTCCAAAGTTGTGATAAACTATGGTGCCTCTAGTTCAGGCTATGGAGAAACAAGAGTTGGTGCCGTATCAGGCACGAGCATAAGTTTTAGCGGTTACTCAATTTTTTCAACTGGCGGTGCAGGTTTGGGTGGAATGGGGTCTGCTTATGATCCACACAGTGATACAATTACGGTAACATGGCCTTACGTTAACAATAATTATTATGCATCTGTGATGGTAGGAAGAGTTAGTGGAAACACAGTCACTTGGGGAGGGACTAGACAAACCTATGACACTGCTAATAGTTTTAAAAAATTTGCAGCAGTTACTGACACGGTTTCTAACCAAGTTTGGACACTTCAAGCTTTCAGTGCTGATCAAGGTGGTCGGCAATGTTTGTTAACTCCTTCTCACAATGGAAGTTCAGGATCTGTTACTATGGGAACGCCACAAAATTCGGGATATTATTTTTATAACTATCCCGTGGTAGAATTTTCATCTGTTGATAATAAACTTAGTGCAGTTGCAATGTCAGGAGCTTCTAGTGTTACTTACATGATTTGGTGGACTGTTTCAGGAACTACGGCAACTTATAGCTCTCAGCATATCGGTACTGAAGTTCCAAATGGAAACGAAAGTGTTGGAATGAGTATTATTTCATCTACCAAACAAAATATAATAACCTACAGAGGAACAACTGAAAATGGAAGATATTATTTAGGGAACCCTCCAAATCAAACTAACGTATCAAACTTCATCGGAATAACCGATGCATCAATATCGGACACTGCCACAGGTTCTGTAACGATTAAAGGTGGAATAGCTACAAACGCTAGTTTACCTACGTTAACGCCAAACAGCGTTTATTATGTTCAAGGTGACGGAACGATCAGCACAACATCCACATCCCCTGCTGTTAGAATAGGTAAGGCATTGTCTTCAACAAGCATTAATTTGGAGTTTAACTCGTGACAAATTTATCCGAATTATTACCTTCAGGTGGCGGTGCCAAAGAATTTAGTACTGTAGCTAGTGGGACTTTAGCAAATGGTCAAACGGTAGCTCTTAAAACAGACGGTAAAGTAGAGGCTGTTGGAATTTCAAGTGAAGCAGTAGGTACTACACAAACGTGGAGTGGAACGGCTGTCGCTTACAATATGAGAGCTGTTTATGATCCAGACCAACAAAAAGTCGTAATTGCATATAGATCAACTTCTGATTACGGCTATGCTATTGTAGGAGATGTAGATCCTTCTAATAACAGCATAACTTTTGGAGCTCCTGTTCTTTGGGTAAGTAGCTTTGTTATTCCGCAAGCTATTGGATATGACACGGTTAATGATAAAATAGCAGTGTTTTATCAAGATGTTAGTTCAGGTTCTCACGGCAAATCTAGGGTGGGAACTGTCAGTGGAAATACTATCACCATTGATACTGCTGTTGGCACCTACAACGCTGGAAGCACTGAAGCTACAGAAGTAGTTTTTAACCCAGACCAAGGCGTGTTTCTTGTAATTTATAAAGATAATGCTAGTTCAGGCCGTCCTACGGGTGTGGTCGGAACAATTTCAGGCACCTCTATTAGTTTTGGTAGCGAAGCATCACTTGATAGTAATGATACCTCGTACCTATCTATCACTTATAACACCACTACTAGTTCATATGTTATGGTTTACAATAGCAACGCTGTACCACAAAACATTTATTATCAAGTGCCAACAACGAGTGGAACTACTGTAACTGCTGGAACTCCAACAATAATAACTTTAAATAGTTCTACGACAGCCAGCGGTAAATACACTACTTTATCTTCTGACAACGCAAGCAACACTGTGTTTTTAACTACTGTTAATAGCTATAACAATAATTATGCATCATCAATTGCCGCTACACTTAGTGGTAGTACACTTACTTTCGGCACTGAAAATGTATTTTATACTAGTACAACTTATGAGTTAGGTTCAACATATGACATCGATGCTAAAAAACTTGTAGTGTCTTACTCTAAACAAGATGGAGTTGTTATTCCCGCTACGGTGTCAGGAACAACTCTAACTTTCGGATCACCTACAACTTTTAGAAGTTCTCAAACTGGTAATCTTATAAATGTTTATGATAGTTCGCACAAAAGAGTGTTTATATCTTATGCTGAAAACAACACTGCCTATGGTGGAGCAGTAGTATATGCAGCTGAGTCTACTAACGCATCAGATTTCATAGGCATAACATCTGAGGCCATAGCCAATACAGCTACGGGGAAAGTCAATCCTCAAGGTGGGGTTGCTACGGCACAGGCAACAGGTGGTGCAACAGTAGGAACAGCTACTGAGTTCACAGGAGGTATTCCAGCAACCGATTTGAAAGGCGTTTTTACAAGTACTAGTAACAAGGTGGTTTATGCTTTTCAAAATGCAGGAACAGGGTATGGAAACGCAATAGTTTCAAACATAAATGCTTCTACTAACGCAATTACTTTTGGATCGGCTGTTTCTTACAATGCTATTTCTACTAGTTATAACAATATAGGGTTTGATGCAAATGCCCAAAGAATAGTTGCAATATATGCAAGCGCAGGAAATAGCTATGCGGGAGATGCACGAGTTAGTTCTGTTTCAGGAACATCTCTTGGTGGTTTTGGGGCAGTAGGAACATTTACATCTGGTTCAGATGATTATATGTCTGGAGACATTGTTTTTGATTCCAACAGCAATAAGATGGTTATAGCTTTTAGAAGAAAAGACAATAGTAATAATTATTATGGCAGCGCAGTTGTTGGAACAGTAGATTCTTCTAATGATACTATCAGTTTTGGTTCAGTTACTAATTTTTCAAACACTGATGTTTCATATGTAAATGCAACTTTTGACTCAAATTCTAACAAAGTAGTAATTGCTTATAGGGACAATAGTAATAATCATGGAACAGCAATTGTGGGAACTGTTTCTGGCACGGCTATATCTTTTCCTAACAGCGCAACAGTTTTTAATAATGCAAACACTGAAATGAACGAAGGAAAAACAATTTGTTTCGACTCTAATTCTAATAAAGTTGTTATTCCTTTTCTTTCTTCAACAGGAAAAGCTATTGTTGGCACTGTTAGTGGTAATACAATAAATTTTAATGGAACTGCCACGGCATTTTCTGGAGGTGATAATTCTAGTCAAAGTTCTACTTTCGACAGCACCTTGAATAGAGTTATTGTTCAATGGAGAGACAATTTCAATAATAGTTACGGCACGGCTTCTTCAGGAACTGTTTCTGGAGATAGTATTACTTTTGATACAGCCGTTATTGTGAGTACTAATCAAGCCGTGACAGCAGGTTCTAACTCTGCTGTTTATGACTCTAATTCTAACAGAACATCATTAGCCCAAAGGATTGGAAACCCTGCAAGTTCTTTAGTTTTTATACCTAGTGGAGTTTTAGAGCCACTTGTTACAGGCTCAACGTACTACGTTCAAAATGACGGAACTCTTACCACCACATCAAGCACTGTCACGGCAGGTAAAGCTATTTCAACCACTCAACTCGTTTTAAAAGGAGCATCATAATGAAAACGATTGTAGAAAATGTAACGAATTTATCTAAATTTCTTTTTGAGGATGACAAGCGTGTCATAATGAAAGAAACTCAAATTGACGTTGGACCAGAAGAAAAACTAGATTTTATTGTAGGATGTCATTCAACAAGTGATAGTACTTTGTATGAAGGTATCACTGGTCCTGAAGAAGAATGGTATGGAAATAAATGGTTTTTCGATGGGGCCACTTGGACACTAAATCCAGATTGGGTAGACCCAAGAGAAGAGATCTCTGAGTAAGGATTAAGCCATGAGCTATACAATGACATACGATAGCTTGCTAGTGGACATGAGGCGTTATTTAGAACGTGGATTTACACAGGCAAGCGATCAAATAGTCTTTGATCAACTGCCTCGTTTAATTACGTTGGCAGAAAGACGGATAGCTCGTGAGTTAAAGATTGAAGGATTTATTAGGGCTGTAACAACGCCTTTAGCTGTTGGCGTTGCAACCTATTTGAAACCTGATAGATGGCGTGACACTGTTAGTATGACGGTTGGTGGTTCTTCTATTTTTACTAGATCCTATGAATATTGCAGAAATTATTGGCCCAATGAGGCAGAAACTGGAAAACCTCAATTTTATGCTAATTATGACTATCAACATTGGTTAATTACACCTACACCAAGTGCTGTGCAAACACTAGAAGTGATCTATTATGAGCAACCTGCTTTGTTGGGGGATGACTTTCAAAGCAATTGGCTAACAGAATATGCACCAGAAGTATTGTTGTATGCATCATTGTTAGAGGCCACACCATTTCTGAAAAATGATGAAAGAGTGCAAATGTGGCAAGCATTATATGACAGATCAGCGCAGGCACTTAATGGTCAAGATCTAGGTCGTATTCTTGACAGATCCGCACAGAGGAGTGAATCGTAATGCCTAGTTATACTGATGTATTTGGTGGGGCTAATATTTATCCAAGTGAAATTAGCTATAGCTCTTTAAATTTAACTGCCGATATAACACTGAGTTGGCCTGAAGAAACGTCAACTAATGTCAATTTAGCCACTAGAATTATTGACGTTACACAAGCAAGTGCAGGGTTTAGTATCATTTTACCTGATGCTAAAAAAAGTGGAACGGGTAACACTATCCTTTTTAATAACAGAGGATCACACACTTTTACTGTTAAAAGTTCAGGCGGTACTTCAGTTGGTACGATTGCTTCTGGTCAATTATGGCAAGTTTATCTCACTGATAATTCTACAGTCGATGGAACATGGGTGCTACTGCAATATGGTGCGACCACTTCTAACGCTAATGCAAGTTCATTAGCTGGTACAGGCATAGTTGCTGTCGGAACTTTGTTAAGTCAATCTGTTCCAGTAAGTTCAATAAATAGTTCCTATGTTAGCGGTGTTGATGATCGTGCAAAGATGTTCAATTTTACGGGAGCACAGGCTACTTTTACATTGCCCGACCCAACTGTAGGTGGAGACAACTGGTTTTTATATTTAAGAAACTCAGGCTCTGGTGCAATTACAGCAACACCTCCAGGATCTACAACAATTGATGGTGCTGGAACACTGGCGTTTCAGCCAGGAGAGTCAGCCATTATTGCTACTGATGGAACTAACTTTTTTACAATTGGTTTTGGACAATCGGCAACATTTGCATTTGATTACACTGTTATAGACATTGCTGGAACTGGTGACAAAGTACTTACTGGTACAGAACTTAACAGAGTTGCATACAGATTTACTGGTGCGTTAACTGGGGCAAGAAATATTATTGTTCCTGCTACTGTTCAACAGTATTGGATTGATAATAGAACAACAGGTAGTCACGTTTTAACTGTTAAAGTTGCGGGACAAACTGGAGAAATTATAACTCAAGGTAGTAGAGGAATTTACTATTGTGATGGAAATGATGTTTTAGACGCTGACACATCAACTGTAGCTTTCCCTATTACTATACTTCAAGGTGGAACTGAAGCAACCACAGCAGCACAGGCAAGAATTAATTTAGGGGGAGGTAGTACGGGGATTTCATTATTTCAATCTACTACACAACCAGATGCTTGGGCTGCAATGGGCGTGGCATTGAGCGGAGTAGTTAACGGAGGGGTATTTACTTAATGCCAATCCAAACAACAGTTTTACGTTCAGAGCCAGGAATTAAACGCGATGGCACTAAATTTGATGGTAATAACTATGTTGATGGTCAATGGGTACGTTTTCAAAGAGGATTACCTAGAAAAATAGGTGGATATAAAACCACTCAAAAGTATTTGTCTGAGGTAAGTAGAGGGTTTGCTACATTCTCACAAATGCTATTTGTTTACTGTCATTCTGGCGGTGACAACACGTTAGAGAGATTTACATTAGATCAAACAGGCAATAGCTCTATCGTCACTGACAGAACACCTGTTTTGGCTTCTGCTTATGGAACTGTAACAATTGCAGGTGTTAGTGGTGCTGTAGATATGATCGCTGTAGACGGTGTGAACATAATGTCTGGGTCAGTGGCTTTTAATACTGACATAAATCAAACAGCCACAGATGTTGCCTCTAATATCACTGCTTTCACAAGCACACCAAATTATACAGCTAATGCTGTTGGGGCAATCATCACAATTACTTCTGCTACAGCAGGAGATCAGGCCAACAATTTTATTATAACAACTACTTTGACCACTTTAACAAGCACTATTGTCAACATGAATTATGGCAGTGATGCGCTAATAACATCTATTGATAACTATTGGATGTTTGATTTTCAATATGACTCAAGCACAAATCAAAATTATGTGTTAGCACAGGTTAGCCCAAATGGTGATTGTATTTGTAATGATCAAGACGGACAAATATTTTTTGGCGAAGTGCTAGGAACGGATGTTTTAAGGTCTGTTTCACTGCCAGCTAATACTAATGTAACAGGCGGTATTGTTTCGTTGCACCCATATCTTTTTTACTATGGGACTGATGGAATAATTGGTTGGAGCATTCCAGGAAATCCCACAGATCTTTTAGGAACAGGGTCAGGAAATGCACGAGTGTGGGGTCAAAAAATAATAAAAGGGCTTCCACTTAGAGCAGGTTCAGGAACAGCTCCTGCGGGTATATTCTGGGCGTTTGACGCTGTGATTAGAGCTACTTTCGTAGGGGGAGCTTCTGTATTTCAATTTGATATTGTGGCAACAGATACTAGTATTTTGTCACCATTTAGCCCAATAGATTATGACGGTGTGTTTTACTGGGCTGGTGTGGATCGTTTTTATATGTTTAACGGAGTGGTTAGAGAAGTACCTAACTCATTGAATTTAAATTACTTTTTTGATGGAATTAATCGCAATGCGGCAACAAAATGTTTCTCATATAAAGTTCCAAGATTTGGTGAAATATGGTGGGCATATCCAAAAGGCACAGCCACAGAATGCACGCACGCTGTAGTTTATAACATTCGTGAAAATACATGGTATGACACAGAACTTCCTAATGATGGTCGATCAGCAGGTCAGTTTAACAATTCATTTGCCGCACCTATATTAACGGGCGTGC